TTATTCTGCTGCTGGTTCCTCGGATTTTTTGGGCTCAAGTGCTGCAACGCGAGCAGTCAACGCCTCAATCTGAGCCATTAGCGCCAGGATGGCTTCATGATGTAACGCAGCCGCTACACCCGCAGTATCAGGGCTTAGAACATTTTTAATTACGGTACCGTCGTCTAATTCTCTGTCGCCAGTCACGAACACATTATCCGGGAATACGGACTGAACCTCCTGAGCAATGAACCCGATGCCAGGCGAGACACCATCCAGACGTTTCCACGAAACACCGCGAATAGCCTGCATTTTCTCCAGAGGGTCCGCAATGCGTTCAATATTAGTTTTCAGGCGCTCGTCGGAGTTTGAAATCCACGAGCCAGGTGCAGTCGCAGAACCGCCCTGATCAAACACATAGCGCGTGTAATTCCCTGTGGAACTGGTCTGAATAGCAATAATGGCGCGCGAGCCAACGTTCTGTACCACCGATCCATGAAACAACACTTGCACTTGCTGATAAACACCACTTGACCAGCCTGCACTGAATAATGGTGTCACTGTTTCAGTGTTGGCTGCGGGAAAAGTGGCAGGAGATGCAGCACGAATGTAGGCGTCTCCCGTAATAATTCCGCCGGTTTTCCCGTTAATTGTATTCAGCCGCGAATCATTGCCCTGGCAAAACGATCCGGGGGTAGTGCCGAATGGATTTGCTAATCCCGTTCCCCCCTGGGATTGACTGAGGGGTGTTGTTAATCCGGACAAACTGGTGATATCGTTGTTCGCGCCTTTTTTTGCCAGCGACTTCTGACCGGGAACCGTGATAGCAGCACCGTTAGTCGTGATAGTGACGTCACCCGCCCCATTCATCACGTCGGCGAAACCGCTCATATTTTTTTGATACAGCGTCAGCGTCTCAGCGATGTTTTGAGCCAGGCCGTCAACGCTCAGACTATCGCTCAGCAGGATGGCGTAAGCGGTACCCGCAGCAATTGCCGGGTTTGCCGCTGGCGTCACGGTGAGCTGGGTTGCGCTGTTGATGTTCGTTATCTGAAAAACCTGTGGGGAAGCAGACAGGGAAATTAACGTGCACCCAACGCGGATAAGCGACCCTGCTGCTATAAAATTCGTACCGGTACCCGTCAGCGTGTTTCCGACAATAGCAATAGTGCCAGTTGTGTAATTCATATTTTCTCCAAACGTAAAAAAATGCCGAATGAACCGTACCTAAAAAATTGGACATTAAACCAATCGATAGATGTATAGCTCACTGAGCGGGTTAAAGACTTATTTTTAACTGAAATAATATCATTACGGTGATATTTTTCTGGTCTCCGGGCTTGAAGCGCGAGTGTGATATAGTCTGCCTGGCCTTATGATATTCTCAACTTACATTTTCAATGCTTAAAATAAACAAATCTGACTAATAAATGTATGGTATTAACGGAATTGATATATTTGAATTAGCAGAAGAGACTATCGCATATTGAGAAGTCCATATTGATCGCGTCTTACTGTTACCTGTTCTTATACTATTACCCAACATCATTAACCCTCGTTTCCTTAACCTACACCAACCACCATGACTAGACGACTCATAGCCGTTTGTACCAAGCAAAACCATGTTATTTCCCACATCTTGCCAGTCTGAATTAAATACTCTAAAACCACCAAGTATTAGAGGCTTTCTAGTTGTGGAAAACGTACATTGCCCTGCTGCATTAAATATATTCAAACCAGTACCAGGAACCGGGGAACTAACTGAAAATATAGAAATATAAACATCTAACTCAATAGAAAAATCACCAGAATCTTTATAGTTGCGGTAGGCTAGTATCTTACCACCTTCTTTTGTTAAAGTAGCTTCAGCATGGCTCCACTTAGCAAATACTAGCCCATCTGCGGGTAAAGTATATTCGCCATTTATATGCACCCACCCACTAAATACACAGGTTGCTATCTTTGATGTATCTGTTATGGCAGTAAAGTCAGTAGAATCAGCTATTAACAGTCCTCTATTGCCTTGCGGAGCACTTGCCGGAAAAATTTGCCAAACCTGCCCACTAACCATACTATTTAAAACAGTACTACCTAATTTAACTTCTTGTCTCATTAACGTTCCGTCAAATGAAACCTTATTAAGGTAACTAATAGTACCTATTATACTAACACCTGTAGGTGGAGCATAAGACGCAGTATAATCAGTTGTAAAAAACGGAGTTCCCCCTTGCAATATCTCAGGGATAAGAGCTTCTCTTCTGTCATCATATCCTCCAAAATCTTGGCACAACGAAGGGCATTTCATTCCTGCCGTAATTTCCATCGGAGGGCGACCATCATTATAGTTTATATACAGTCCATTTGGCATTTTACCAAGTCCCCAACCTTATTAAACCACCACCAGGTAAATTTACAGTAAGCCCGTTTCCATCAATCACCACGGCATTGTTCGCACCGTTAAAACTGAAATTGCCCGATGTGGCGTAAAGCGCACCGCGAACCGTCACATTGCTGAATTCAGATGAGCCATCTTTACCAATTCGCCAGCCAGCTGAGCCAGCCACGTAGTTATTCGACTGGATATACGCCCCTATTTTTGCGTTGGTGATGGTCCCGTCCTGGATAAACGTGTCACGAATAAACGTCTGGCCGTTCTGAATAACAAACGGCAGCGTGACGGCTGAACCAGCCTGAGACATAACAGCGAAACGGTCAGCAAGGAAAATAACCTGCGACTGCATACCACCAGGCGTGTTCTGCACACCCAGCCCCATCCCTGCCGCGTACTGCACACCGTTGGCATCCACGCCGACCTTAATCGAGTACATCGCGTTCAAGTTGCCGTTGATATCTGCTACTGCCTGGGCGTTAGTGGTAATTGCCGCAGCCTGGCCGTTTACCGTGACGCTCAGTGAGTTGATTTTCGTTGCAGAGGTCTGCGTAAAATCAGACATCGTTTTTGCGAAGTCCGTGATATTGGCATTGCCGCCAGCGGTCACATCCAGGGTTTTCAACGATTCCGCAACGGCTTTGCTCGCGTCCACCATCACGTTATCAACGCGCTGGATACCGGCACTGTTTGCGCCGTACTGAGCACTGAGCGTCATCCGGGTGTTAACCTGAGCCAGCGTCTCCTGAATCAGCGCCACTGCCGTGTTTTGCACCCCACCAGCGGCGTTAGCCGTTTTCCCTGACAGTTCGTCGAAACGGGATGCGGTAGAACTGTCGAGGGTGGACACCGCCTGTGTGAGCTGGGTTACGTTAGCGGTATTGTCCTGCGTCTGTGCCGTCAGTGTATCAACCGCCGTAGCGCGGGCTTGAGCCTCGTCAGAAAGCGCCTGCGTGAGCTGAGTTACCTGTGCCGCGTTCTGGTCAGTTTTCGCCTCCAGGCGCGTCACGTCCGTAACGCGGGCCTGTGTTTCGGTGGCAATCACCTCACGCAACTGAGTGAATGAGGCACTGTTTGCGCCGTTCTGCGCCGACTGCCTCACCACCACATCAGCGATAGCCAGGGCATTACCAATGATAGCCTCTGCCGCCTGCCGGTTCGCGCCCACTGCCGCCGCCAGTTGGTCGGCGTTTTGCCTGACCGCCTCTGCCAGTTCAGCAACCTTTTCACTGCTCTCCACGGCATTTTCAATCAGATCCTTGAACAGTTCGGTATCCTTGATCTGCTCAAGCACGGCATCAGTGATGTCAGACACATCAACACTGGCCTGCCCCCTCACCCAGTCGGTGTAACCCGACTCGTTCCCTGTCCTGTCCACCAGTTGCGCGCGGTACCAGAAAATCTGCCCCGCTTTGAGGCCCATCTGCTGATATTTGCGCAGCGGATACGGCACGTCTGCCAGCAAAACCGCATCATCAGTCGTCCCCGTGGCGCTGTACTGAATTTCCGTTTTCAGCGTGTCGTCCGTGTTCGCAGGGAATCCCCAGTTCAGTTCAATGCCGAAAACCACATTGTCTGATGCGGTGAAACCGACAGGTTTCGGCGGGTTTCCTGTTTTCCCGGTCAGTGTTGTCTCGGTTGAATATCCCCAGCCTGAGGAAATTTCAGCCGCGTTAATAGCCCGCACCCGCGTAAGATAACGTCCGGTATAGATGGCTGGCACCTCAAACGACGCGGTAGAGCTGCGGGGTACGTTCACCCAGTCGCCATCGTTGCGCCGCCACTGTGCCTCGTACGAAATAGCGTCTGGTGCCTGGTCCCAACTGACGCGCATTGTCTCCAGGCTGATCCCCTGATTCACAACGGCATAGCTGGAAATGAGGATATTCGAAGGTGCAGGCTGATTACCCGGTGGAATGACACTTACCGGGCGCTGATCGATAATCGCACCTGTATCGATGCGGGCATATTTATCCGGGTCGTGTGCGGCACCCACGATGGTGAATGTGCCGTCGTCATTTTCCGTAACACTGACGACGCGGTATTGCTGGGCATAAAGCGAATCTGACTCAACCACCCACACCGCCTGGGCTTCTGGCGTTGTAGTGAACACCGTCGAAACGGTGACTTTATTACCGCTGACAGCCTGAATGGTGCGGCTCTGTGATGCGCCTGTCGGGAGGTTCACCATGATGCGATCACCCGCTACGGCATCCGGCACACGGTCGAGCGTCAGTACCCGACCGCTTACCGCGCTGATGCGGCCACCCGTTACTTTTCCGGCCAGGTCCCTGTCACTGACTGCAATGATGTATCCCGGCTGCGGAATATTCCCGTCGAGCCCGACAGAGAAGGTCACCACGCGGTCTTTGTTATTGGTCAGAATGCCCCAGCGTCCCTTACGGTTTGCCTCCGATTGTCGGGTGCAGCCGATAGCCGTCAGTTCAAGCTGGTTAAAGCCAAAACGACGCACCAGATCCTGCTCGAAGACAGGTTCCATTGCGTCGGCGTAGCCGTTCGCCGGGTCGGAGTATGAAACCAGCGCAGTGGTATACCGGGTTTTTGAAGTGCTGCTGCTGTAAGTGAATTTACCGTCAAGGGTATTTGCGTTCGTGTAGCTGTAATCGACATCACGCGGCATATCAGCCAGAGCAACAATCTGATTGCCGCCCCAGTACGTCATCCCCCGGAAAATAGCCGCAAAATCCCTCATGACTGTGTATGCGTCGTTACGGTCCTGGACGTAAACGTTGCAGGTGTAGCGAGGCTCCAGACCATCACCGCCTTTCCCGTCAGGGACCAGTTGATCGCAGTACTGTGCAACCTGGTACAGCATCCATTTATCGATGTTAGCTGCCGTCAGCCTGTCGCCCAGCCCAAAACGATCGGTTACCACCAGATCATAAAATATCCACGCCGGGTTATCAGTCCAGGACCACTTAAAACCACCCTGCCATGTTCCAGAATATGAACGAGTTACGGGATCGTAATTATCCGGCACGCGGATAACACGCATATAGGGTTCGCAGGAAATCTGCGGCACTGAGCCATTAAACTGGCTGGAGTCGAACTCAATATAGAGCAGTGCTGTGTTGGGGTAGCGAAGCTTGGCATCGATAACCTCCGTGTAACTCTGGAGCGTCATCGTGTCGCCGATTTTTGCGCTGTTTGCATCTGCCGTAATTTTGCGCAGTCGAACCGTCCACGTTGTGGAACCGGCTGGCAAATTGATGCGATGACTGCGCTCGTAACCGCTGGTCGTTTTACCGCTGACTGAGGTATTGATTACCGTCTGGAACGCACCTCCGTTTGTCTGCAGATCAATGGCATAGTTAATGCTGTAACCCACCAGATCGCCATCATCTTCCTGCCTGAAAATTGACGGCCATTTAAGGCGCAGGCGAACTGCAGAAAGCTGGGGATTCGTAAATGTACGGGTCCAGGCTGTTGCGCTGGAAATAGTTATACCGCCTGCGCTGATCTCGTTTTCACTGCCCGGCATACCCTGAATGTAGGGTTGCGCCTGTGTGCCTGCACGAAACTCCCAGGTTACACCGCTGAAATTTGACGAACCGTCAGCATTAAGCAGCGGCGTACCATCCAGAAAAATAGACTGCCCGGTGAGGCCGCCAGAAAATTCGCCCTCACCCAGCGCCAGCAGGATTTTCGCTTTTGCGACTGACTGGAGATCGTCGGGCTGTTCTGTCGGAGTACGGGAAGATGAGGAGCCTCCCTTGCGGCCCTGAATTTTTTTATTTGCCATATTTCGCCCATAAAAAAACCGCCAGGCGGCGGTTATTAAATTGAGGTGTTTTTATTGCTGGTCTTCAACGTAAATCCCCGCCGAAATAATTGCACCGCCGATACGACGCTTTCCATATCCCAATGGAACTGGATATCCTTGTGAGGCAGTATTCGTTACGCTCCCAAATGCATAAGACGGCTTATTATCGGCGTCTTGTTTACTGGCTAATCCCGCTGTTTGCGGGGAAAGCATCTGAATAACGCCACCAGCCATCATTGAAATCCCAAGGCTGGTTATTGCCCCACCGACTCCAACCCCTGCAACTGTCCAACTCGTGAATGTACTTATTAAGACACCAGCAACAACGAGTACGGCTCCCAAAACTGTTTGAAGCACTCCGCCACGTTTACTGCCAATCGCAACCGGAACAATTCGAATAACCTCACCCGACACAGGAAAACCAAGATCATCCTCACCAATATTCTTTTTGCCGCGAAAAACAGCATAAGTGAGCCCGCGGCGCTGGCTGGATATCATAAATTTTTCGAAGCCGGGAATGGTTGCCGCTAATGCTCGTGTTGCTTCATGAGTTGTACTGATCAGGCGATGATGAATTTTACCGAAGGTTTTACCCAGGATACCGCCAAGCTCAATTCTTGTCATAATTTCAGCCATAGATTCCCCATAAAAAAACCTCCCGGAGGAGGTTTCTTATTAATTTGATGTCGGCCTGATATCTAATCCAGCATTAGTATCACCCGCGATCCTGAATTTTTGAGTTTCATTATTAGAAATAACAGTGCTTGTTTCTTTATAAGGTTTACCGTTCCCGAAGCCGCATAAACCTCCACCTTTAGGATCATCAGCAATGCCTAAAATATGTCTGCCAGCTTTAACTTTATAAGTGAGGGTCTCGCCCGTGCCAATTCTAGCAATGTGAGTACCGTCGAGAGTTAAAGTTGTGAAACAGCCACCACCGACCAACCATCCATTATCGCGCGTCACAATTAACTGAGCATCACCCCCACCCTGGGTTAAAACACGTTCATCTGGAACGATTTTAGCCTTGCTGGGTGAAACCGCTTCTGTTGCACAGCCAACTAAGCCCACAATCGCCAGCGCCAGTATGATTCGCTTCATATCCCTGCCCCTTCGTTTGTTTTGCCAAAGGTTAGCACAGAGTCTTATACCGCAGTATTTTCATTGTTCGTTCCATCCAGTAGCCGCCATAAGGAACGCGCCCGCTGAGCCTGCCATAAAGGTGATGCAACATCATATTGCCTCCCAGCAACACCCCAGCATGATTCCATTTATTAGCCTGCACCTGCATGATCACAACATCACCCGGCTGTGGGGCATCAGTCACTTCCCTGAACCCGCATTTATGCCAGTTATCCTGATATAAATTGTCGGGGTACTGGTCCTCCCACCACGGATAATCAACACGGTAATCTGGCAGTTCAATACCATACGTTTGCCGATAATAGGACATTACCAGCCCCCAGCAGTCGTAAACCCCCAGCACAAAAGGCCGCTCCAGCAACGGCAATTCACCGCGCGGGTTGATTGTACGCAGATCGCCTTCCGGCCAACTGACAATGTGCCAGGGTACCGCCATCAGGTCGCATTGCGCCTTATCCAGTTCGCTGGGCTGCGTCGTTGCGTCAGGATGGCTATGCACGATAGCCGTTACCGTTCCCCAGTCCTCGGCGGCGGCGTAGTCTTCCGGGCAAAGGACAAAATTGTCCTCCGGCGCAGCGGCAAGATTCCGGCACGGAAAATACCGTTCAATGCGGCTTTTCTGTGCCACCACACCGCAGCATTCGCGTGGATATTCCGTTGCTGCGTGCGCCAAAATTGCATCAATCGTTTTCTGGCGCATATCAGCTCCTGATTAATGACGTGCCGGGGAAACCACCAAAGGAAAGTCCGTTATTTTCTCCGAATCGAAGTTTGCATGCGGTCAGGGTGCCGTTGCACTGGTCCAGGGAAGGATCTGTCACCGGGTTGTTGTTTTTGTCGAAGTAGTTCGTGCCTGCATAGTCACAGCCATCACCGCTGCGGTACTTACCACGAATACACCAGGAGCAGAGAGAATGAAGCTGCCGGGTCGGGATCATTAACCCCTGCAGGTCCATCGGACTGGTTAACCGAAACTCGACAGCCTCTGATGTTTCGGTGTTTTTCCCGTCGATATACCAGACCTGCAATGTTTCCTGAGTGGGATCTGCAGTGGTATTGCCGGATGGGAAATTGCGCGCATCCAGATACTGCGCCAGCGTGTCATGTATCGTGACCGTCGCTTTCAACAGGTCGTCATATGCAAGGCAAAGCGCCGTGATGGAGCCGTCAAGGTTCGCCACGGTCAGTTTTGGCGTGGCACCACTGCCGCTTGTCGATTTTTCCAGTCCGTCAATCTGGCAGGGCCACGCTGAATACTCGACACCCTGCCACCAGAGGGATTTTGCCGGAAGTTTTGACTCATCCCCACCAGCAGCGGTTATTTCCGCTTCTGTATGGGGAATATTGTGATTGTGAAACCTCAAAACCTCGCCAACGCCAAACGCGGTACCGTCCACCTCAAACAACCGAACGGTGTTACCCGGTTCCAGTTTCTGATAATCGTTGTTTAAACTCATGGTGCAAACGCCTGTTCAAAAGTCACGGAAAGGTTGTATTTTTTGTTGCCCAGCGGCGTGGGTTTATAGCCTGCACAACGGTATAAGCCCAGCGGTTCAAGCGGCGGCGTCCACTGAAATGCTTTCACCCCACCATGCCTGTCCAGGAAGGCTTTTATCGCAGTGATATAGGTTTCGTTCCCCGTAAACTCCAGAGTCCACTTTTGCGAGCGCGGATTGAGCCCATCGCCGGAAACCTGCGCATAACCATCCCCAAACTGTGCTTTGCGTGTTCGGAAACTGACTTCCTGCTCCGGGTTGATGCGCGGGCACCAGGTAAATGTTTCGATAGCCATTAACGACCTCCTTTAGCCAGATTCCATACGGCACCGCCTGGGGCAATATCACGCGCCATCAGTTCGCGATAACGGCGCTCAACATAGCTACCAATATCCTTGCCGAATTGTTCTGTCATACCGCCATCCGTCTGAACGCTGGCATTGCCATTACCTTCAATGGTGATATAAACCTGCGGCGAACCGCTGGCAGTCTGAACGTTATTTACACCTGAATTGACAGCACGTACCCCAAGTGAACCATCAGCAGCACGAGTCAGCGGCATAATGGCTTCTGGTCCTGCTTCTCCGAAAATTCCCGCGCCTTTGGCAAATGCGAATGTTTTCGGGGTGCTGTAAACACCATTACTGTATGCGCTAAGTGACGGTGAGTCGTACACACCACCCAGGGCCTCTAAATGCGGAGTGGGCACGGAAAAGGATTGGCCGGTGACAACCGTGCTGGATGTTGAAGACATAACCGAAGATGTGCCGCCACCGCCGATAAACCCGGCTATTCCGCTGACAAGAGAACCAAGCAGGCCAGAAGAACCTGATGCACCAGAAGTGCCGAGTGCATTAACCACTGCCATCTGCAGCGCGACTTTTTCAAGGATTTGCAGAACCGAAATACCCCAGGATTTCCACGAGACCTTATTTCCCTCCAGCATGGATGTTACGTTGCTGAATGCGCCATCAAGCGAGGATTTAACGCCATCCGACACGGTTCCGGCGATATTCGACATTTCCTCAAGCCAGGTGTTGTACCCACGAGAAGCACCGCTTCGCCAGTCTGCCTCAGATTCGGCAATAGCCCGATACTTATTATCAAGCTCCGTTAACGCTGCCGAGCGTGCTGCGATAGCCGCTGTGCCTTTGTCGGTTTTGTCGAACTGACGTTCAATCTGCTGGGTCTCGTCATAGCGCTGGCGCTGCCTGTCAGTCATTCCGTCGGTATCCGTCGCCGCCGTTGCCTCATCCTTAAATTTCCGTGCGGCTTCGGTGAGTTGTTTCAGCGCTTCGGCCTGATCGCGCTGTTTTTTAATGTTCTCTTCTGCTCGCTGTGTCCAGCGGGCTAACTCTGCTGAGGACTCACGGATCGCTTTGCGCTGTTCATCCGTCCATTTCGTACCTGCCTGATTCGCGGCAGCGTAGAGATCTGCCGCTTTCTCGCCATCAGTCGCGCGGACTTTCTGCACCTCGATAGCCACGGAAAGATCAGCCATTTTTCGGCTGTACTGTTCAGTCTGAGAAGCCGCAGCACGGTCGGCTTTTTCCGCTTCACGCGTGGCATCTGCTTTCGCTTTCTGTGCCGCCGCCACGCTTTGCGCGTTGTTATAGTCTTTTTCTGCCGCAGCCCGATATTGAGACGCAAAAGTCGAGTTATTCGGGCCGGTTTTCCCCATATCCTGCAGATCAAAATCTACCTGCCGATTGACCTTAGCAATGCCCGTCAACCCGGCCAGTTCAGCCTGACGCTGTTTATTCAGAAGGGCTTTCGCATCCTTATCGGATACAGGCGCCTGCGGTAATGCCAGAGGCACCTGAACAAGACCGTTACGGGCAGACAACAGGGTATTACCAAGACTCAGCAGGCGGTTAAATTCAGAATGCTCCCCGTTCATCCTTATAAGGGACTGATACGCTTCGTTCTGGCGCCAGGCCTGCTCCCGGATCAGATCATTGCGCCGGACATCAATATCATTGAGCGCCTGTTGAATGGTGCGTGACCGTTCGCGCATCTGGTTCAGCTTGTTTTCTTCAACCGTTAGCTGGTCAGTCAGAATGCCGAGCGACTTAACGATATTTGCATCATTTTCGCTGGTAATGCCTGGTTTGTTCCGCGCTGAATTCAGATCATCGATCTGCGTTTTCAGTGCGGTCACTTTCCCGGCCTGCTCATCAATCAGCCGGTTTTGCTCAACCAGCGCATCGACAGTTTTTCCCCTGTTACTGTCTGCATCGCCCAGCGACATTGAGGTCGTTTTTTGTCGAATCAGGTCAATTTGCTGCGCATAATCCTGCGCTGACTGGCGGGCCTGTTCCTGCTGCTGGTACATGGTGTACCAGGCACCAGCCCCGAGCAATAACGCGCCGGGAATGCCACCGACCAGTGACAATAAGCCGCTGGCACCACTGCGCAGTAAGCCCACAGCGGACGTCGCGCGGTTTAATGCCTCCTGAGACGCGGTAACCGCACGGTTTGAGAGAACAAGCTCAGCATTCGCTGCGATCATTTCGCTGCGTTTTTTAATGACGTTATCAGCCGCCAGTACTGACGCATTAGAGCCTTTGGCTACATTTGCCTCGGCGATTGCAAGGTTATAGGCAGACGTGGCGGCGCTGGCATTAGCCAGAGCTTTACGTTGTGCCTGTGCTGCCGCGTAAGCCTGCGCATCAGCCAGAGCAATTTGTGCTTTTCTTGCATTTAGGAGGTCTGTAGCGGAGGAAGTCACACCAGACACCATGCTGCCTAACAGACGTGAACCGCCAACGGCGGCCAGCACAGCAGCACCAACCGCAACCGTGTTGAGATTGGTTGCCAGACCATCAAGAGCGCCCGCCAGCGCCGTGGATGCGCCCAGTGCATCATTTGCGCCACCAACCCAGGCCATAAAGCTGTTCTGGACTTTCTGTGCTGAGCCACTGATGGAGGCTGGTAACGTTTCAAATTCTTTGCGCAGCAATTCGACATTGGTCAGGAGGGGAACAATTTTATCTGTGGTGAGTTCACCGTTCTGCGCCATATTACGCAGCCCGCCCACCGTTGTTTTCATGCCATCGGCCAGCAGTTTCGAGAGGCGGCCACCGTTCTCCATAATTGCATTGAATTCTTCGCCACGCAGAACACCGGAGCCAAGCGCCTGGCTCAGTTGCGTGATAACGGAACTGGCTTCTTCGGTGCTTGCACCGGACAATTTCAGTGATGTGGCGACCGTTTCCGTGACTTTTGCCACATCGGCTGACGCGTAGCCAGCATCACGCAGGGAAGATGCAATGCGGGCGTAAAGGGTTGCGTTAGCCTCAAACGAGGTGCCTGTGCGCTGGCTGATGTCCATTAATGACCGCTGCGCGGCTGTGAAATCTTCCGCGCCTGTAGATGCCAGGCGAAGACGCCCGCTTAACTGGTTCCAGGTATCGGCGTACTGGATAAGCTGATGCGTCGCAAACACCCCTGCAAATGCGCCCGCCAGGCCCGTGGCGGTAGATTTAACACTGACCAGCTCGGCATTCAGAGCCGCAATAGAGCGTTGCGTTTCACGGGTGACGGCAGCAGCCTGTTTGCCGCCCTGCTCCATTGTTTTGTAATAGTCCTGCCCCATCCGTGAGGCGCGGGCAATTTCCCGCTGGAACGAGCCGGAGTCAGCGGAGACTTTAATGATCAGTTCGCGCAGCGTAGCCATATTTCACCCATAAAAAAGCCCGCAGCGCGGGCATCAGAGATCAGACATCCATTTTTCAAGCTCAAAAACTTCTTCACCCCCCTCTTCCTCAGCACCCCATTTCAGCAGCAGGTCAGCCATATTCGCTTTTCCGCCCTGGGCGTTGAATGCTGCCGCCGATATCTGTGCTGCCTGAACATCGCCGCGCCAGTCACCAACAGGGCTTATCCGGTCATAGGCAATCCACATTTTCAGCTCACTGGCCGTCAGGGTGCTGCGTAGTTCGTGGAGTGTGCGCCCCAGCCGGAGCGCCAGCGTCATGAGAAAGAATGTAAGGGGTTGCTTTACTTTTTTTCGGCCTGATCCTGATCCACGCCGAGCGCCAGCGCCATATTCAGTAGACGTTTGTGCACCTGGCCATAAACTTCTGCGACGGTACCGATATCATCATCAGAAAAAACAGGCTCGCCTGCTTCATCGCGAAGAACATCAACGAAGAGGATCGTGTCCGCCTCTTTATTGCGGATAAATTCCTGCGCAGCAGTCAGCTTCGGAGCTTCCTCACCCTCCCCCAGTTCCGGCGGGGTGAGAAATTCACGAAACTTAACCCAGGCATCGCCTGACGGCTCACGAAGAATGACTTTTGCGTTATTCCATTCAGGAACGGTGATGCTTTTTGTACGGAACGCCAGATTAGGTGTCAGAGCCAGTTCGCGTAAGGACATTTTTATACTCTCTGTTTGTAAAAAGTGGGGAAAAAGCGCCCGCAGGCGCTTAAGAACCGGAGGCTACAATGCGTTTCGGCTTGCCTTTCACGCGCAGCGAATAGGTTGCGCCAACGACCTGAGATGTCGCTGCAGACCAGCTACTCTGACGAACTTCCACCAGCACATAAAAACCGTTACCGGAGGGGAAAACGACTTTCAACGCCCGCAGCTCGTCATTTTCATATGCCGTCTGCAGCGCCAGTTGCGCGGCTTCATCACCCACCCAGTTACGGGAAATGGACATTTCTGCCGGCGCCGCCAGGCCGTTGGTCTGCTCCTGCTCGGTGGAGCAGAGCGTGGTGACATCGATGTCACTTTTCTGGCCGCCTGTGTAGCTGATCTCCTTCGTGGCGCATTCAGCTTCAAGGAACGTCACGCCTGCCGTCGGGAAACCTGCAGCCTTAAAATCGTCTTCTGTGACGGGTGAAGACGAGATACCGATCTGCGTGCCCTTTGTTTTTTCATACTTACTGGTCATATTTGCTCCAGATGTAAAAAAACCGCCAGGTGGCGGTTATGTTTATGACGGATTTTTACTTACTGCTGAACCGAAATTTCCAGCGTTGCCCGCCGCAATTTTGTATCAGGTTCGTAGCCGCCCGTTTTAGACATGCGGGTAAACTGCAACGGTGTAAGAGCGATGACAACCTGCTCCCGGAGTTCCCGTGACTCTTCAACACTCCTTGAGTACACATCAACCTGTACAAAGGTTGTTTCCTCTGCCGGTGAGCAAAAGGTGTCGCCGTAACTCTGGGACACAAATGTGAAAGTGATCCACGGAGGCACAACTGCAGGTTTCCCGGCATCATTCAACGGAACGATATCCATATATACCTGACCGTTCGCCAGTGAACCGATAAGGTGAAATACATCAGATTCCTTCATTTTGACAGCACCTCATCAATCGCTGTGTTCATCCTGGCGATCACAGCACGGGTCCCCTCTTCCTGCCGGGTATCAAAGGCAGGACGAACGAAGGGGTGAGCGGGCATGTTCGCTGTGCCTAACTCTACAAAACGCCAGTAAAACGCGTTCCGTCGGTTGCTGGCCTTCATGGTGTTGTCACTGTTACCCGTTGCCGGATTAACACCGCGGATATGAACACCCGAAGCGATCGCATTACGCTTGCCGCGCATTGTCACAACAACGACATTCTTTTTCAGTTTCCCGGTACGTTCTGGCGCGCGTTGGATGACCTCTTGCTTCAGTACTTCCGCCCCTGCGCGCGTACCATCCCGCAGGACCTTTTTATTTTCCGCTTTGCTGAGCCGCTCAAGATCGTGAGAGATATCCAACAGCCCGGAAAAATCCAGTGAATGGTCAATCACGACACCACCCCCTGCTTACATAAAATTTCGAGTCTGGTACCGCGACTGTCAGGAATCGGCGGCCCTGACACTTCAAGGATCTGACCGCGAAAAGGGCCAGAAAGCACTTTTAATCGGGAAACTGCTGTAATACCTGCCCTGAACCGCACCCAGACACGAACCGTTGCCTCAGCTTTTTCAGCACCGGAAGTAATGAGTTCCCTCCCGCTTATCGCCCTGATATCTGCCCTGATCTGTTCACCATCGATCCATTCCTGAATAAGTTCGCCAAAGGGAGATCTGCTTGTGACAGCATTCTGGATGGTGACAACATGAATAAGACGTCCTGCCGCAATTGACATGCTCACCTCACATAATGGTTGGCCGGCGAAGGCTATAAATGAAAGCCGTCACAGAGAAAGGCAACTCACCGGGCTGCAGATCTTCCTTTTCCGCAAGGTCCGGGTTGCGGTATAGCATGCCCACCAGGCGCATGGTTGACGCCTTCATGCGGGAAAGGGGCTCCCCCTGAATAAGATTGCCGCCGCTGTCCACCACCTTATCCCTGCACCCCTGGATATAATCCAGAAGTACGGCGCTGGCCTCCTGGATTTTTTCTTTCAGCTCAGTGTCATCAATATCATGGTCAATTTTGAGGTGTGCCTTAATTTCCGCCAGAGTGATCAATTCAATCATGGCCTGTCCCTCGCATCGCGCCCGCGTTTGGCCGCCAGTGTCCAGCCAGTCGAGCCGGGTTCACCAGGCTTGCCCTGAGTTTTCTCATCGCAATGCCAGAGCGAACCACCCCATGTAACCGTATCACCAGGCAGATACTCATCACCGGACTTGAAAACGCCACGGTAAAGCATGATCGGCACATCAAAGGATTTGGTTTCACTGCCACCGCTCGAACGGTTTACCGTTAAGGTGAAATGCCGCTGGTCAGTGCGATCAATCTCGACACCTGCCACACCATCAACCACACATTCCCAGCCGCGCATGCCGTGTGTTTTTTCGTATGCACGCCACAGACCGCCATTATGGGTTGCATATGACCCACGCGGATAGCTCTTACCATCATCAATAAAAGGGAGTATCTCGAGCGCCAGCGCGTCGCGGCCATCTTCGCCATCCCTTGCGGGTTCAGCGGGTGGTATTGCGGCCACAGCATCAGCGATCAGCGATTTGATATCGGGAAACACCGGCATAGATGCTGTAACCAGTTCCTCCAGCATAGGCTTAACATCGTCCGGCGTAATACTTTTCCCGTCCTGTGGTACCGGGATGGAGCCCACCACTTCGCCTACTGCGTCGGCCACGGCCTGTTTCAGCACCACCGGATCATAATCTTTTCCGTTTTCCGGAACCGGTAGCTCGCTAAAGGCTTTATCCACCATCGCCTGCAGCATTGGTTGCATATCTTCCGGTGTGACGCTTTTACCGTCCTGCGGAACCGGGATAGCAGCCACCGCCTCACCCACCGCGTCTGACACGGCCTGTTTCAGCATCACCGGATCATAATCTTTTCCATTTTCCGGAACCGGTAGCTCGCTAAAGGCTTTATCCACCATCGCCTGCAGCATTGGTTGCATATCTTCCGGTGTGACGCTTTTACCGTCCTGCGGAACCGGGATAGCAGCCACCGCCTCACCCACCGCGTCTGACACGGCCTGTTTCAGCACCACCGGATCATAATCTTTTCCATTTTCCGGAACCGGTAGCTCGCTAAAGGCTTTATCCACCATCGCCTGCAGCATTGGTTGCATATCTCCCGGTGTGACGCTTTTACCATCCTGCGGAACCGGGATAGCAGCCACCGCCTCACCCACCGCGTCTGACACGGCCTGTTTCAGCACCACCGGATCATAATCTTTTCCGTTTTCCGGAACCGGTAGCTCGCTAAAGGCTTTATCCACCATCGCCTGCAGTATTGGTTGCATATCTTCCGGTGTGACGCTTTTACCGTCCTGCGGCAGCGGCAGAGCAGCGACCGCTTCACTTATCATCAGGGCAATGTCGGGTAGTTGAGGTTCTGACGGTAAAGACATGGCAGCCACCGCATCGGCCACCATGGCAGCAATATCAGGAGATGGTGCGCCTTTAATTTCATCAATGGACGTTGAAATGCGCGACAATTTTTTTTCAAATTCCTGGCGCTGTGCTTCGAGGGTTTTACTGAATACCTCACGCATTTCAGAAAGAACGAGGCCAAACTCTTCGCCTAACGCCTTTATCAGAGATAATTCGCGTTCATTCATTTGGTAAGTAACCCCCGTAGCATCGCTTTTACCGCTGATTGCTGTGCATCAGATAACGACTTTCCTTCACTTTTATCTGGTTGCTGTTGCGGTGCCTGGCTGCCTTTACCGAATGGATCCTCTGATGCATCGCGGCGGGCCAGTGCGCCAAGACTGTAATTCTGCTGCTGCAGGTACAATTCATCGCCACCTGTTACAGGTGGCAGATTTTCACTTCGCCGCGCTTCGTTCGGTGTCATGATGGTGTTTTTTACCCCCTCACCCAGCGTTTTTATGCGGCGCTCGCTGTCCATCCTCAGAAGCGCATTTACGTCAAACTCGGTCCCGGTATCGTTTTCCAGTTCAAACGCCTCATCCAGTAGTAACTCGATAGACTCAATGAGCGTCTGCAGGCACTGGGAATAGTACTGTTGCTCAAGAGCCTCAATATTGTCGTACGAAGGGAGTTCGCCGACTCCGGCCTTATAGGTCGGGACATGGAACGCTGAACAGACGATTTTCGCGGACATCTGGAGCTGCTCAACCACCTTTGCATCATCCGCTGAAATTGAGACAGGGTTATATTTGGCACCATTGCTGAGAAGCCCTGTTTTCCCGGCGTTTTCTCCTGTATACCCGGTTTCCCAGTTGGATTTAAGGATTCTGGCGTTTTCCTCCGTTATATTGCCAGGCACCTCTATCACGCCGCTTGGCTTACTGCCATTGCGGAAAAAGAACGCTGAATTTTCCTGAATATGGTGCCCCTGCATCGCGGCAAGGCCCGCTGCGTAAATCGGGGAGAGACCGATAAGCGGATGAAACAGGCAGTTAAAACGGTCGTGAATAACCTCACGTGCCGGAACAGTGACTGACTTTTCGATACCCGTCATGTTGTCAGGGTTTATCTGGTAAAAGACTGATCCATCATCTGCAACCAGCGGGGTAACTTTGTTCCAGTCAATAATACGGAGTTCTGTAATTTGTCCCCGGGTGTTGCGGATTTTTAACACCACGGTATTCCCGTGGCATAACTTCGAGTTAAGCCAGCATTCGAAAAACTGGATCCTGTTCTGAAAGGTATTAGGCCGACGATAAAGCGCGGCAACAGGCCCGGCACTGTTTTCTTTCCAGATGCCGTCAGAATCACGGCGCATCATACGTAGTGGCATCTTTGAAATATCACTGGCTATCAGCGATATACATGAAAAAACAGCATGAAAGGAAAGAACAGTTTGCTGATTTATTTCAAGGTTACGCTGCCATGCACCCGCAAAGGGTTCACGGACATAACTGAGGAGTGAGGTCCAGATCCCGCGAGTGGCAGGCTGTTGCAAGGCCTTCTCTTTTTTCCTGAAAGGGTTCCACATCAGCCATTCCCCGCGTTATTTTTCTTTTTGCTACCACCAGCACGTTTGTTGCTGATGTATTCCGCTTTACCCAACAGAACCAGCACCCTGGCGCACCGGGCATTCACGTTCTTTTCATCGCCCGGAACCGAATCGTGAGTGCGTTGCAGATACCTGATTTTTGCCATGTATTACGGCGGGGTCTCCCCCGCCCTCCGTTAGCACATTAGCTGCCCTGGGTGGTGCCGTAGTTAACGCCGGAAATAACAGCAACGGCAGCAGTACGGCGGCGTTTCCAGTTGATCCAGCGCTCAGCACGGATGGCCACACTGTTCGTCTGGAACATGGAAACCAGCTCGGTACCTGTCGGCGTGATGCTGTCGCCAGTCGGATCGCTCTCCATTTCCAGAGACGCCTCGCGGGACATATCGACAGCAACACCGCCATCGTCAGCAAGGTACACATCCGGTGCATTAACCAGCACAAGCAGATTGCCAACGTACTGGGAGACAATCACCGGAAGGCCCTGGAAGGTCCCCCCAAGCAGTGTCATTTCCGGGTACTCTTTCTGACCCAGCGCGTTTTTACGCATCGACAGAGCAAGTGCGGTAGTACTGGACATCAGCCACACCGCACCATTTGGTTGCAGGCTGGCGGCAACGAACACCCCAAATGCCGCCGCCGCATCATCATCAGGGTTACCTGTTGACGGAATGGCGGCGATGCCGTTGGTGATGGATGCCGGAGATATACCGGCAACCTCTGCTTTCGACGGGGTGATAAAGTCCGTGTCCAGGCGCGCGATAACCGCCTCAGCCAGGGCGTTGCGCACCAGCGCGTCTGCAGCCGGGTTGGAAAAACGGATCAGTTCATCAGTGAGCACAGCAATTGCGGCTACTTTCGCAAAACTGAACGTAATCGACGCAAAGTCAAACTTCGTCAGCGGCTTGGCCTTACCCTGGCCAACCCAGTTTGCGGAACCACCGGAGGTCTGCGCCGGAATGCGGATGTTGAACGGTACCTGACGCAGTGCCGGGATATTACCCTGACCAAAACGGCCGATGATCGTCTGTGGTCGCAGGAAATCCACAAAATCCTGTGCATAGTCCTGATACTCCACCAGCGCCCCGGCCCATGTCGGGTCAGTCGTGGTCCCGGCCCCTACAGCAGCCTTGAGAACATGATGGAGCTTCGCATCATCCGGATACTGCTTGCGGGCGATCTCCAGCGCTTCTGAACGGCTGCCATTCGCAGCGGCCAGAGCTTTGGCGAAACGGGCAAATGCAATGCCTTTTTCCAGCTTCTGTTCAACGCGGATGATACCTGGTGCGCTGGTTGTCACGGTGGTTACGTCGCCGTTTGCAGCTTTGCTGACTGGCTTCGCTGTGATCGCAAGATTTGCTTCCATATCACGCAGGCGCTTAAGGTGCGCATCCACGGACTTGATTTCAGCGGACGTGTTGTCGTAGCTCTCTTCTTCCTCAGCATCCAGGGTACGGCCATCATCCGCCGCCTTCGCCATGATTTCAGAAAGGGAAGCTGCCAGCGCTGCACGTTTAGCTTCAAAGCTTTTGATTTGTTCTGCGATATTCATCGACGAGTTTCCTTTATTAATATTGATTTTCGGTGCTGTGGCGCCAGCGGGCTTATGTGCTTTAACCACGGGTTTCTCATTGCCTGACGCGGCGAGTAACTGGCGGTCAAAAGATTTAACGGTCTGGATAGAGCATTCGGCGTTCGCCGGAATGGTCACTGCGGAGACTTCAAGCAGATCCCAGGACAGAAAGCGGATGCCACCTTCATCGAGGAACGAATATTCGATGGGGCGAAATCCGATAGACAGCCCGCGAACCAGCCCGGCCTTAATAGAAGCCCAGGCCTCATCAAGACGGGCTGCAAGCTGCGATGGCATGTCAGGCGTTGGTTTCACCAGCTTTGCGGTAATTTCCAGCCCCTCTTTCACCATCTTTGGCGTGCAAGTGCCGACAGGCTGGGAGCGGTCATGCTGCCAGAGGAATGGGGTATCGCTGCGGAACTTCGCGCCCCCCGGCTCCATGATGTCACCATCACGGTCAGGTGAAGGCGTGGAGGCGATGCCGGTGATTATCCGTTCGTCCTCATTTACCGCCTTGACCGTCATGATGGTACATGCGCGGTTAAGGGTCATTTGATGCCTCCTGAAACGAAAAAACCCGCCGGAGCGGGTCGTTTACTGACGTTAAAAGTCATATGAAAATTACCTGATAATCCTGTTTCTTCGCCTCAGGATTCAGCGCCATAAGCGAAACCGCGTTGAACAGCGCCATAAGCGGGTCGATTTTCCCCTTACCGCTGGCCTGTTTGGTAATGAGGATGGCATTACCTTTAGGCTCAACCCTGGCATTGCCGACACACCAGGACATCATCGGCTGTCCGGCATGAATCAGCACCCCCTCGGCAAGCTTGCGTTCCGTGGTTTTTATCGCCCCGCCAAGACGCCAGCCCTGACTGACACCCACGACGGAATCAGCCGGGATTTCCGCTTCAATCAGGGCATCAAGAATTTGCCCCACGCCCGACGGGTCAATGCCAATTTTGTCGAGCAATTCAGCGGCGTGTATACGGCTGACATACTCAGCCACTTCCTCCGTGTCCTGTCCGACGCGTTTAACGATGGTCAAATCACCGGCTTTCACGAAATCACTGAACCGGGACTCTTCGCTTTTGCGGCGTCTGATGGCTATCTCATGCGCCCAGGCGTGGCACCAGCAAAGCCATTCACGGGTTTCACCATCACGGCCAACGGCAGAAAAGCCCAGCAAATCGTCAAGACCGCCGCCATCGATTCCGACAGTGACCACCTCGGCGCGCCGGAGCAATTCCTCAAACGTCACCTTTCTGGCCTGCTGCTCCCAGAAATCCACTCCCGCCCAGCGGTCAGTACGCAGATTCAGGCCGATCTCAATGTTGAGGTGTTTGGCAAGAAACTGCTGCAGGGTTCCGTCAGTCTTCGCCTGATTTTTGCGAAGGTTATCGGCTATCCATTCAGAACTGACGGACAAACCGATGTTAGGATTGGTGATGTAAAAATTTTCTGGCTCGAGATATGCCTTGCTTTCAACCATGCTTTCCGGGAATTCGTAAAGAATCCCCAGTGTCTTAGGATCATGTAGTTTGCCATCACGCACATCACGCCAGTAATCCAGCCGTTCCTTAAACACCCCTGCAGGGGGCTCATCGCTTTGCGTGGTCAGGTAAATCACCCAACCTTCATTTCGCGAGACCTGCCCGCCCAGTGCCTCCATAAACATCGCTTCTGCGTTAGCACGCTTGCCAAACAACCAGAGCTCATCCACCAGGACGCGGCCCGATTTTTTGCCGGAAACGGTGTCGGTATCAGCAGCGACAACTTTCAGCGTGTTACGCGTGACCCGGTGTGTGATGGTGCGAATGTGATCCTGGATCTGGAACATATCCGACAACTCCTCGTCTGCACGTATCATCCCGGCGGCAGGCTTGAAACTGTTGTCGGCTACTTCCTTCGTCGGTGCCAGAATCAAATGCTCTTCGTCCTCACGCCAGCAAAGGATCAGCGCCGTCAGCATGATCCCGGCCGCGATGGTCGATTTTGTGTTTTTCTTCGATATCAACAGCCCGTATTCACGAATCAACTGATTGCCGGTATCAGCCTCATAACCACCAAAGATGGCTTTAACAAAATCAAACACCCACTCCTCGGAGCATTCACCGAACGTTGGCTTGCCAGGCAGGTCAGAAACTCGCAGTTCACGAAATATACCCAGCGCCTGCTTCGCCTGGTCAGGAAAAATAGGGGGGGGAATGATTGACTGCCTGCTAACCAGAAGACTTTCCCAGTCAGGGCAAGCCGTGGACCATTGCGCCATGAATTACCCTCCCTTGTTATTGACGACCAGTTTTGGCGGAGCCATAGAGCCAAATTTTCCCGCGCCAGCGGCCACCTTCGCCGCCGCGTTTTTGGCATCTTTTTTCCCTGTCTCCCCTTTTTTGGGGTGAATATAGGGAAGCATTGCCTTTGCAGCATCTTTCCGGACGTCAATGTCTTCGCCTGTATTGTTCATCACCGCCATGAGGAACTTGAGCGGATCGTCATAAACCACCGCCACCGACGGTGAGGTAGGCGGTGATTCCGGTGGGGATGTTTTTTCGGGATTGTTTACCACTGGGGTATAAACATTTTTTCGGTAGATCGGAACCTCATCAACCTCGACAGTTTCCTTGTTTTTACGCCCAATAAACGCGATGACTTCCGGGTCTTTAGCCAGTTGCGAACCCTTAGACCGTGCGGATTTCTCAGAATACCCCGCCTTTATTGCCGCATCTTTTTTAGACATACCGGACATCAGCGCGACCGCGAATTTTCGCTTTTGCGCTGTTAACATGTTTACACCCTCCAGAGGGGAATTTTTTCTGTGCGTGAGGGAGGCGGCGGTGTCCAGCGCGATCGAGGTTTACACCCAAACCTCCCCCCCCGGTGTTGATAATGAATATCATTTCAAATGTGATAGTTGCAATTTGAACTATCTCCTTATCAAATCACCACGATATGCTGGAACTCCTCAGCCGCGGGCACCGCATGCTTCAGTGCTTCCTCATCAGGCTGCCTGGTTGCCGCTTCCCGCGCCGATTTCCCGGCGTGACATCCTTTGCACAGGGTCCAGAGATTACGCTCTGAGTTGTCGCCGCCGAACTGCAACGCGATGCGGTGATCAAGCTCGCTCTCGTGCAGCTCAATAACGCGGGCGCACATGCAGCAATGACCGCCGTCGCGTACCCAGATGCGACGTTTAAGACTGACGCGGGCGCTGCCGCTGATGCGGCGCTGCTCTCCGTATACAGGCTTGATCCGACGGGTATCGATAACCTTAAGTCGGGGCTTTAATGTCGTCAGCTTAGTCATACAACCTCCATGCCCGTCGGCGCTCAGTTCGCGCTGTGCCATCAGGGTGACGCTCTACCGGTTCCCCGTCGGCATGATCCACCAGTGACCAGCAGGGATAAACCACCGGACCACCATATGCATTGCCCACGGCATAATCAGCAGCAGCGCTGTGATCCCATCGGGCCAGTACATCCGCAACCTTTGCAACCGGCACGCTGTAGCACACGCCATGAATCAACTGAGGAAGGGTAATGAAGTCAGCCCGCGTCTTATCAGCAGCAATCAGACGCTCAGCTATCGCCGCCTGATACTGAGGCGGGCGACCCGTGCCTAGGTAGAAGCTGATGAGATCGTCAGGCTTATCATTGAGCCAGGCGCTGACCTTCTCGACGAAGCCATGCACAGGCCGAGCATCATCCTCCACGACTACGACCCGACAGTTCTGTCCGGCAGCCCATTCAAGCGCACGACGGTGATTCCAGTTTGCCCCGTGGTCTCCGGTATCAATCAACAGAACGGCGCCAAGAGATTCAGCCAGGCTAAGCGCCTGCTTGTGTCGGGAGTGATGACCGACAACGACAAACTTTATTTGTGCTGCCACCATGCGTACTCCTTACCGATACCGTTTGTTTTGAATACTGTATGTACGCGAGGACCGGTGACCAGGCGATCACTAAACCGACGAGCCACAATGCCGAACGCAAGCATGTCGCCAACGGCTGCTGCAGCCGATTCTTTCTTCCAGAACCGGTTGCTTTCAGTCAGGTAATAAAGACGCACGATACCGTGAGCAATCGCCATGACATCCTCACGGGTGCCACCCAGCAGGCCTGCATTCAGCATTACATCATTGCGGTGCTGCTCAATGAATTGCTGGTAGATGCTTTCGGGATGGTTGCTGGCTGCCCACGGGTCAGAATAGGTTTTCGGTTCGGAGCCAACGTAAATCTTGCCCTGCTCCATTTCTGCCCACGGCGCATGCAGCATTTCGACATCGGTCCCATCCGTGCACCAGACGAACCGGTATTCAGGATGATCCCGAAGGTGCTGCCAGATGTGCAGCCAGCGGCGGAAGTAGACATTCATCTTCACGTCAGGAACCCGCCACAGTTCAACGTCTGACGGTACGCTGGTCAGTTCATCCACCAGCGCGATACGCCCACACTGCCTAAGCGATGCAGACCACTTAGCCAGCATGTCAGGCGAGGCCGCCATTTTAGAACCGCGCTGCGTATCAGGCTGACTGGTGAGCAGCGTTGTGATAACCACGTCGCGCAGATGCCGGTATTCAACGTAACCAGTGAAACCTGTATCCCGCCGTTCGTTGTGGATCTTCACGTTACGTTCCACCAGCGCCTGTCGGTCCGGTTTCGGTACCGAACGTTCCACTGCTTCATGTTCATCAAGGGAATGGATCAACTTTTCGGAGCCAGTCACATCAGCGTAAGCCCACGATGTCATACCCGCGTTATGGATGCGCAATGCGAGATCGCTGTGTTCGTACATCCCGCGACCATAAACCGGATCAAATCCACCCACTTTCTCTATGGCGCTGCGGTGGTAATACAGCATCACGCCACGCTGCCCGGTATAAGCAATGTGCTTATCGTCACGATAAAGAACAGCTATATCATTGAGCTTGTTAGGCCCAGCCAGATCAAGGAACTGATAAGCCAGATGCGGCTCTGGTGATTCGATATAAGGAAGATGCCAGTTATCGGCAATCGGCCATGCATCATCGTCAAACAAAAACAGATGTTCGCACCCTGCATCCATCAGGGCTGTCAGGCTGGCGTTCTTTGTAGTCACAATACCCTGTGAGGTTTCCAGACGAACAAGTTCGACGCCTTCCGGGATAGTTGCGGCAGGCTGTGAGCCATCATCTATAACCACAAGTAACGAACCAGCCGGGAGATAGTTAAGATGTTGCTCAATAGCCCTGGCTAAAACTGCTGGCCTGTTGTGCGTGGTAATTGCTATGCCGATCCGTGCTGATACGCTACTGGCGGGAACATACGGGACACCATCAATAGTGACCTGCATAGTCACTTCCTCGCGTACAGTAAACCACCCGGCTTGAGCGCATTGGCAATGGCATCTTTCACCACCTGATTAACGCTTTCCGTAATAGCAGCCTGAGTAGATGCCAGATCCGCCATCGCCGCATCTTGTCGGGCTAGTGCTGCTTTTGTCGCTTCAATAACAGCGTTAGCCGCCTGCTGGATTTGCTGCTGGATGGTGGGTTCACCGCTGGCGCTGACCTCACCCGTCACTTTGAAACGGTCAGCCCTGAACTCCACCGACTGCTGCTCGTCGCCAGTTGGTTTCTCAACGAACTGACCGCTTTCACGAACAGCGGCAATAACAGCGTCACGCATCGAATCAGTCAGCCTGACCTTTGTCAATGCCGGGTTGATGTGGAGAACGCCTTGTAGAGTGGTGTTATTAATGAACGTATCCCCCGCTCCAATCTGAAAATCCGCTTTCTTGCCGAAGCGACTTTCCACCAGGTAACTGATTGCGAACTCTTGCCCGGCAGGAGTGAGAAAGTTGAAATGGTGCTCACCACAGAACGGCGTTACCGTGTCCTGCGTCATCACGTAACCGAGTTCACGCAGTTCAGCAGTGCCAGCCTTTGATGGCAAGTCACCATCCACCAGCGCGCCACGGAAGAAAAGCGCATGCAGGACATCGCCAGCAGCGCCGGAAAGTTCTTTGTTCATGGATTTTTCCTTTTAGATGTGAGCCTGTCGCACGTGAAGACCGCCCGATAAAGCGGAATTCCCCAGGCTCGCGACTGAAACTTATCACTAAGATGTGCGCGTGCAACGCGCATAAAAAAACCCGCAATTGCGAGGCGTTATTACTGAGAGGTGCGAATAAGACTCTATTTTATGAAATTAACTGCTTTTTCTATTTCTATGCACGCTTTCGTGACGTGTTCATGGCCGACTTTGCGATACTCACTGCTTCCAATAATTAATCCCTGTGCCTCTCGCAGTAATTTATTAACATCACCACCGGCTTTTCGGTAGGCTCCGATCACAGCGATAAGAGCCTGCTCCAAATCAATTTCTCTGCTTGTCATAACATTCTCAACTGTTCTTTCGTTAGGATCTGTCATTATCACAGACACTTAGTGAATGCCTGTTGTAATTCCCATTGTGAATGCAATGAAAATACCCCGAATCAGCAGATTCACGAACCATGACATACTACCTGTGAATGACAAAAAGTGATTTACATCTAGGACAAAGCAGCGGTGATTGCTGGCGTACTTTCGCGGTTGAGTGGTTGGAATGATGCCCACATATCGGACACATAACACTTGTGTTCGCTACCAAGCCAACACGCTTCATTGCGTAATCGAAAAATGACATGATGACTTACCTTTCAATGAATGAGACTCATCATATCATGATTTGGTTATTTTTTAACCAAAAAAGAAGTGCTATTTGGTACTATGCAATAGATGAATTGTAAATTTCAGTCAGCAAATACCAAACTTAATTACCTCACATAGTCACAAGAATGCGAGTGCATCTCCATGGAGAACGGCACCATATTTGATGAGGTAAAGTGACCATAATAATGTCTGTTATCACATAATATGTTTCTGTTTCGTCCTGTTGCGGGGGTGCCTCACATAAGTACATTACACCGCTAAGCACATGTATTTTTACGTCTTGGGTCCCATCAGTAATTTGCTGCCAAACGGGGGTAATTATCATATCTCTCATTGACATAGTTTCTCCATACCCCTTGTCAAAGGTAATAAGGATAAAGGCTCATAACGTGAAGAGTGTACAATTACAGCCCTTCGCATGGAGTGGTATAACTGCTCTACAAATTTATGTCGGTAATGAGAAAAAACCGCCCGAAGGCGGCTATGCTAAAAAGGCTTTAAGGGTTTATCTGGATCATTAATGTCAGGCAAATCAGGTTCTAAAGGGTCCTCATTTGGCGGTAACCATTCTGGATCATCCGGTACTGGTTTGTCTGATGGCAGTGGGTCATCGTAATTGGGTTGCTGAGACATAATACCTCCAGCATTTTTAAATTTCTTTGCGTGAAGACCTGACCGCTATTTTTTATCGCGGTTAGGTTTATTTTTTTCCGAGTGATTTCGTTTATCAGAATCGGAACGCTTATCCGATTCTTTTTCTTTTTCTTTTTCATGGGCAATATTCGAACCGTTGATATTCATGATTAACTCCATTTGTGGTTGCAGTATTTTACCGCCATTTGATAGTAGCTGGCAAAGTGAAATAAAGCGAGCGCCACGGCTGACGCTATTTTTTACTAAAAAAACATTTCAACGATGAAATAAAAGAATAAATCCCTTTTCCCATTCAAACCAAAAAATTGCTTACACATCCCAAAACACACCTTACCTGTTAATTCAATTGAATTTTTATTTATGATTTTTTTAAAATAAAATTAAGATGATTTTCAAACTTGTTATTCATAATAACATAGAATAAAAGTGCTATTTAATCTCGCCTGACCAGTTAACAGCTTAATTAATAAAGATATTTCATCTTTAGCTCGTCATTAGCAAACTAGCTTAATCATGATTATTTAATATAAATTCTTATACTCATATCCATTCGCTCTGAAAAGTACATACATCGTAAATGTAGAACGCAACGAATGGTGCTTCTTATTGTACCATTCTCGAACCAGATGGATTTCCCATTCAAAGAGATTTTTTATTCCAGGTACTGTTGACAAACATCCCTCCGCAGACCAGTTAATTGGCTTGTAACGGCTTCAATTTACTCTCTGAGACGCCAAAAATCCCGTTCAGCAGCGTCGGAAAGCGTCAATGTCGCATCAACTCATGCGCTTTCCTGCATTGTCACCGGTATTCGGTGAATGTCTGCTCAAACGATAACGATGATGTACGCGCTTTAAGATAAGTCTGAATAGCGCAGTCAGACAAAACTTATCCCGCGCTTACGCTTGTTAAATATTCGTTACCAACAAAACTTATTATGTCTCATAAGGCAAGAGCGCCTCGCCAGGGCTGATCTCAGGGATGAGGATTAACTCCTCTCATCAGTTCTGGCTGGCCCGCTTAAAGCCCATAAAAGCAGAACGGCATATTGAGCCCTACCACGATGGGGCTTTTTTTTCAGATAAAGATTAAACACTGATCAGAGACCACTGGTATACACAAACTACACACTAGTACTATGGGCAAATTCTCATACTTACGCATGCTTTATCTGGCTGTTATTTTTGCTCGTTCAAAGTTTTAGATCTTAACGGTATAAGTCGCCGTATCTGCCACCTGTGGGTTCACCCCACTCGAATGTAGTACAAACGATTCGTCACGAGGAAAGACTGTCATGCCTACAGTGAAAGCTATCAGTTTAGAGCAAGCTCATAAGCTGCTTAAGTCCGGAAAACACACGGCGGTCGAGTTAGATTTCGATGTTGATGCCGATACCTTTTTTGCACTTTCTTCTGAGTATTGTAAGCACGGAGCAAAAATCTCACGACATGAAAATCATTTTGTTATAAAGACGTAAAGAGCAGAAATCCCAGCGCTTAATTAAGTCTTGTTCAGTCAGTCCATACACTGCTCACGGACATATTGTTGCAGGCCCGACAGTTGCTTAGTGACGGTTTCGATTCGCTCTCTGAGGGTGAAATAATCCCGTTCAGCGGTGTCAGTAAGTCGGGGGCCGGTTGCATCATCCACGCCGGGGGCGCTGGCCGTTCCGTTCGCTGGACATTTGGCGTTGACGCGCAACCCACACTTACCAGTGCTAACGCAACGCTGCAGATCTTCAAGCTGCTTTTTAGCATCTGCGAGTTCTCCTGTGTATTTAGCGTCGAGAGTGGCAACTTCACGCTGGCGCACCTGCATATCAGAAATAGTTTCGTTAGCCAGAGTCAGCGCGCTGGTTGCCTTATCGCGCTGCTCTTTGTAGTTCAGTGCATTGTCGCGGTAATGATTAACACCCCATCCCAGCGAGAAAATCAGCAGGATGATGGCAGTTGCAATAATGGCGGTTACGCGGCTCATTTCTGGCCCCATGTACAAACCTCACGCTCAACTTCACGGCGATTGATTAACCCCTGCCATTTACGACCACCAGCATAAATCCACTGACGCAGGCCATCGCAGGCCGCCTGGTAGTTCCCGGCGTTCAGGTGACGCAGAACAGCGGAACGCTCAAACGCCGTTACGCCAACGTTGTAGCTAAACGTGATAAGCGCTGCTTTCTGGTATTCACTGGCCGGGACTTTAACGGAGCGGTCAACAGTACGAGAAAAAGGTACCAGGTCTTTTTGCAACAGCGCGCGGCATTCAGCATCACTATACTTTTTACCCGGCTTGATATCGGGACCAGTGTGCCCGTAGCAGACGGTCAGTACGCCAGCAACATCGTAATAAGGTGCGTATTTCACCCCCTCCAGATCGGGGATCATCGTCCCGGCAATTGCCAGAGAACCAGCACCAGCCATTGCCAGTAATTTATTTCGTAACACCGGAGACATCGCCATTATTCACCCACCTTTTCCAGAGCGGAGACTGCAACCTGAACCGTCGCCGGACGTTCGCTGTGAGGCTTATCTTTCACCTCATCGAGATAACTACTGAGCATCTGGGTCCGCTTTTCGTCCTCTTTACGTCGGCAGCGCGCATCAATCCGACCGTTCATGTATGACGCAAGAGAAATAACAACACCAATCAGGCCAAAGGCCATGTACACAACATCCTGTGTCGCCAGTCCTAAGCCAGCGGCAATTGTTGCCAGCCACGCGAAAAATTGCGTGACAATATTTCCGGGTTGGTCATTCATTTTCATGGTCTCTCACCTCGCTGGTTGGCGGGTGCTGTGTGGGGAAGATTCTGGCCTGCGGGCGATTTCGTAAAAGTGAAGGTTGCGTGTGATTCCCGAGGCCAGAAATGAAAAAACCCCGCCGAAGCGAGGCTATTTGAATTTGAGGCACCTCATCCAACAAACCACCCGAGGTTAACTGGATTTTAACGAGATGCTTTTGAATGAGCGCTGAACTCAAAGGTCAGTTTTTTACACAGCAATTTTCAAAAAGTAGCGACCATTTAAAACCGGGTCGATTTTCAGTCACTCCAGGTAACCCATCATAGCAGACCGAAAGGCTTTAACTGGAACGGCGGCTGGAATCGAACCTCGTAGTACAACAAAAATTTGCCGCTCTTCCCAATGAGCTAATGGAACGGGAGTGAGATAACACCTAAGTCAAGCTAACCATGCAATGTAAATGAGGTTCTAGAATATTTGTTTAAAAATTAACATACTCAGCGGTCAATACCCTCCCTGGATGCTATGTGTAACGCAACAACCAATAGTAGAATTGAACCAGAGTAGGCAAGCACCTCAACATAACCTTTATGTTCAATTATTATCAATCTAATCAGCGCAGTAATTCCAATATGAAGAAAATATTTCAGGGGAAATTCGTAGTGGGATTTAAAATACATTATTATCAGAGCAATAAACTCGAAATAAAGAAAATAAGTCACAATACTTTCAAGTAAACTATGCATGGTTAGAATACTTGCCTTACTGAAAATTAATCCAACCAAAATAAGAATTTCTTTACCCAAGAAAGTAATTAATATGATTGCAAGAAAAAATAGCCCTGCACTACTGATCCATTGTAAAAACCGCGATATATAAGTTGAGTGCTTTAATCCGCTCATAAGCTGCCCCTTAGGCCATAGCCCTTAAGTCACGCCTATCTTAAAAGGAGATAAACCTCAAAATGAAGAAGTTGCTTTGCGCGTTCCAGCGACATGGCTTTAACTATAACACAATCAATTTACGTAACCATTCTAATCTTGAGGTGCCCTGTGACTATCTTTTGTAGTGACCTGAAGCACGACATAACTACGCCCTTCCCATGCTTTGGTCTTGATTCGACCCAATCTCGCCAGTGCCACCGTCATAACCATGTCGCACTTAACCCAGCAGGGAAGTGTTCATTGCCAGGTATAGGATTCACTGAAAGCTAATGGTGGCATTCTCTTGCAAGAGTTAGTAACCGTTGTGCTTATTGGTACAACGGTTACTAACTGATTGTTGTATCAATTTCTTGCAACAACTGTAAGTGGTCGAACTTTTACACTCTCAGGAACCACCAGCCCACGAAAATCACACATTAAAACAAACCGAATCTGAGGTTGAAATTATAACCCCATGAATTTATTCGCCTGGTGATGACAATCCACCAATTTTACTTCAACAAAGTCATGGATGCATTGCTAATCAATAAAAGGGGAAAACACTCACGCCAATGCAAATCTTTAGCCCTACACGTCCATAAAGAAACTCGCGTTGAGGCGGGTTTCTTTTATTTGATGTCGCTTTAAATACAGCTTTGCAAAGCAATCACAACCAGACCAGTAGAGGGAAAGGTCCAGCGACCAAAGAAGGCGGCCTCTGCGCAAGCGCCTGATGGTTGGGTATTGAGCCGCCGCCAGTGAGGCCTGAATACAAAAAAACTCCGCAAATTGCGAGGCTTGATATGTTTTGCTTTTCGGCGCTATGACAGGGGTACTGGTGCAATGCACCCCGCGAATACCCCTGTCGTATCGCCGGAAAACAAAAAAACCGCAGTGCGGGCTTTTCGATTATGTCAGATTGTCGCTTCTCATCGCTGCCATCGTGGCGCAGCTCTGACAAGCATGCCTAAATAAAACACTTTTCTGGCCCGTTTTCAATACAAATAGCAAAAAAGAACATTCATGCGCTTTCTACCAGAAGTTTACGAGCAGAAAGAAAAACTCTTGCCCTGAATATTTCCAGACACCAGCGGACACGCTTTCTGGCCTCGTCGATAGTCAGCCATGGCGCAATTGCCTGCAACTCACGGGTAATATCTGAGATTTTTTTCCGTGTAGTATAATACTGGAGACCCACCAGATAGACCGGGTCATTTAAATCCATCGCCAGCAAAACGCTCTGCTCTACAAAATCAGTGTCATCCTTACGAATTGCCTCATCAATTACGCTTACTGACGGCCGGGGCCAGAGAATTTCATGCGCACGATTCATTGCAAGTTGTCCCCTGAAACCTTCGCTGCGCGCCTGGTTCAACGCAGCAGTAAAACGCTCCAGAGCTTTATCTGACCAGTTCCTCCCTCTCATCCCATTCCAGCAGGAGTGCCCGCGAGGTTTTTTAGGGCCAGTATTTCCCCTGACGCATTCGCCCCAGACCGTAAGTAAAGACTTTACCCAGGCTGACTGAACAGATGTTAAAGGAGTGAATTTCCCCAGGTAAGTTTTGCGCGGTGCAGTTGCGACAATACCCATACCGGCTAAATGCTGACGACGTTGACGTGGTGTCATGTTTGCTCCTTTACGCCAGAACGCCGAGCGCAAAGGCACGGTCCAGCAATTTGATAATGAGTTCAGGTTGTGTGCCGTACTGGCGCTCGAACGCCGTCGGGCTGTTGTGAAGTTCGGTATGGTGTTTTCTACAGAGTGGAATGGTGAACGCGTCGTGAGCTTTGGTCGCCATGCCCCCCTGCCCCCAGCCAATCAGATGATGGGCATCATCGGCAGGGTTGCCGCAGCACATGCACAGTTGGGTCTTCACCCAGGCGAGGAACTTTGGATTTTCCCAGCGGCTGCGTTTTGGTCGCGCATAAAGCGTCTGCGGCGCCACGGGATCAACCGTGACTGAAACCACGGGCTTTACGGCTGGTGGCTGAGGTAATGCCGCCTTTTTGACTTTCTCCGCCAGTATGCTGGTGGCTGGCAGAGACGGGACAATATCGGATTCGCGCATAACAGACGGCATTGTTTCAACGGGCAAACCAAGCACCCGGCGGGAAACTTCCTCCGGTATGGCCTCAGTAACTCCCCGGAGGATGGTCCACCAGCACAGCTCCGGGAGGGTTACTTCGTGGTAGTCGGTAAATCGCAGCTCACCGCGAATGGCGCGCAAAATCCAGGTGGCGGCATTTTTGGCTACGATTTGATCCAATTCCTGGCTGGGGGCTTCACGCAACTGGTTATCGCAGTGCCAGCAAAGCAGTGCGGCGCCACCGGCATGACGATGCGTAACCAGCTCTTTGTGGTGATAAGTTGAGTGCGGCCACTGGCACTTTTTACCGCGGCGCCGCAACCAGGCCTCAAGCCCATTAATACCTCCAGCCGCATTAATAACCTTTTGATGAGTGAAGAACGGGCACAATGCCGGATCATCAATAAGCATCTGCCGGGCAGGCGGTACGGCGCCCGAAGGAAGGTCAGCCATATTCTCTGGCTGACGCTCCACCAGTACGCGACCAGAAGTGAAAATATGCATTAACTCGCGACCGGGACGCAGAAGCACAATCCCCATATCCCGGGCGATATCCGGTTTCAGCAGGACACGCATGCCGCCTCCCGAATTATGATTTGCCCGATCTCGCCCCAAACTTTCGTTATGCGGCAATCCCATATGTGAGCATCATCCTCATAGAGCGCATCCATCAGGGCTTTCAGCATGTTGTCGCAGTCAGGCTTAGCCTGGTGTGGCTGGTCGTTATGTTGCTGGCGTTTCTTTTTGCTCCAACTGGCTGGCATAGGCAGGACAAACGTGACATGCGCACCAGACTCAGGCAGGGCTACACCACGCAGCCGCACCTCATCGCAGAACGCCCGGTAACGCATAACCTCAGGGCGCTTTTTCCACTTGTCGGCACGTGTCATGCGGGGTTTGCCCATCGGCACGATTGGATAAATTTGCATACTCACTCCCAGTGCCTCCACTGGTAGGTTTTATCTGCACGCGGGGGCTTTTCTGATTCTGGCAACCGGGCACTGACAATCCAGCTCTTATAGTCAGGAGCAAGGCTTTTTTCGGTTTCGACGTGTTTTGCCGTGTAGCGGGCAACCAGCTCCGTGGCTTGTTCGGCGGTGAGGTCAGTATGTGTGAACCAGCCTTTTTTCATTGCCCGCCCTCGTACAGTCGGACAAATTTCTCAGCGCGTGCACGGGCGCCGGGTTCGTGGTTCAACAACGCATTCAGCAACTGCACCGCAAGAACAGGCTCCTTGTTACCGACGATTGTTATACCGCGGGCAGCCCCCCGGACCTGGGTAATTAACCCTTTTCGCTCAAGCGCCTTGAGGTGTTCAGCGACTGCATTAACAGAACGGACGCCAATAAGCCCGGCCAGTTCTTTCATGGTTGGCGGGTAACCGTGCTGCCGGATATAGAACAGCAGCAGGTCATATACTTCCTGCTGTCGCGGAGGGAGGTTTTGCAACGACAAAAGGCCAACTGCGTCTTCACGCGTGTCAGCCAGTGGAAGTTCAGTTTTCGAGGTGGTATGCGCCATGGTGTCTCTCCGTGGCGCAGCAGGTGCCGGGTGTTCAGGCCAGCTAACGTACTATATCAGAAAGGTTACAAACGCGGTAACCGGCCTTTTCCAGCATCATTGTGAACATTGAAGGTGTGCCAATAACCTCATCTTCCATCAGCGGCATGAATGAAACCATATCGCCTTTGCGATACATCATGGCACGCTGGCAGTCAGGAAAAGACTCGAGATAAGCGATTATCGCCCTGTCTGCACAACGTACCACTGCAAAACCGGTATCAGGCAAGTCATCCATGCCCCCTCCTTCTTCTTGTTTCGCACGACCATATTGGGTTATTCGTTTTCTGCGTCTTCTGTTACTTCTTCAGGAGGGGTTACATCTGAGGGGATCGCTCCCGCCACCAGCGCATTTTCTCTGATTAGCGACTCTATCTCGTCGGAAACACCAGGGTTTTCCTCAAGCCATTTAGCCGCATTGCCGCGCCCGTTCCCAATTTTTTCGCCATTATAGTCGTACCACGCACCCATTTTTTGGATGATTTTTAACTGGACACCCAGATCAAGAATTTCATCGGTACGGGATATTCCTTTACCAAACAGAAGCCGGTAAGCGGCCTTTTTGAACGGCGGCGCCACTTTATTTTTTACAACTTTAACGGTTGTGTCCTTACCGACAATCTGCTCACCTTCCTTGATGTTTGTCGCCCGCACATCCAGGCGAACGGTCGCATAGAATTTTAGTGCATTTCCTCCCGTAGTGGTCTCCGGGTTACCAAACATGACACCGATTTTCATTCTCAACTGATTGATAAATATTACTACTGTTTTTGTTTTGCTGATTTCGCCAGCTAATTTACGCATAGCCTGGCCCATCATGCGGGCCTGAATACCCATCTGTGGATCACCAATTTCGCCCTCGAGTTCAGCTTTAGGGACCAGCGCAGCGACAGAATCCACGACAATCACGCCCACGGCGCCAGAGCGCACCAGAGCGTCGGTAATTTCCAGAGCCTGCTCACCAGTATCGGGTTGCGAAATAAGCAGATTATCAATGTCCACCCCAAGCATTTGCGCATAGCGAGGATCAAGCGCATGTTCCGCATCAATGAAAGCACACTGCCGACCCGTTTTTTGAGCCGCAGCAATAGCAGAAAGGGCGACTGTGGTTTTACCGGATGATTCGGGGCCGTACACTTCAATAATCCTGCCTACCGGGATCCCACCACCCAGCGCTATATCAAGACTAAGCGACCCACTGGACATCGTTTCGACTATCAGGTTTGAGTTTTCACCAAGGCGCATAATTGAGCCCTTACCAAACTGTTTCTCTATTTGTCCCATCGCAGCCTGGAGGGCTTTTGTTTTTTCTTCCTGGTTGGCAGGTTTCTCATTCATAACTTTTTTCTTATCGTTAGCCATGGTGGATCTCCTGTGTGAGCAATAACTGTATCTATGTACATACTGTATAAATAAACAGTACACTCATAAATTAGAATGATCAATACAGTGAAGGTACAAATTGTTAATGCGGAAGCTGACAATATAAAAAAGAAAACCCGCATGCAGCGGGTTGAATTCATGAAGGTTTACTATGCGGCCATTTCTTTGGCTGAACACATCTCTGGCAGATTAGCCCTCACCAGCGCTTCGGCGAACGGCGGCGGTACAGCATTGCCGCACCGGGCTACCTGCTTGTCTTTGGCGTACTTCACACCTCGAAAGTCGCGGTCGATGATGTACCACTCCGGGAATCCCTGCGCCCGGTACAACTCGCGCGGCTGCAGCATGCGCATGCCAATATCAACGATGCGGTAAACCACGTCTTTGATAGTTACAAACTCGCTGATGCCGTACTCATGCAGGAATGCCGCCACCTGGTCCGCCCGGTGTTCGTCATAGTCGTTCTCAGCCAGCATGGTCCTCACCTCACCAAAGTGCAGACCACCCGCCGTTACGGTCTGCAACGGTGTGTCGGTTGGCTGCCCAATGTTGGTACCACGCATTTTGACGATGCTGGATGTAACCAGCGCATGGTGATCCGTAGTTGTCACCGTATGAACTGGTTCATCAAGTGCCAGGCCAGATCCTGAATAATTCCCGCCAAAGTGTTTTACGAGGTTTGCCGCCACCACTGCGAACTTATTGCCACCAGCAGTCACAGTACCAAGCGGCTTCCCGATCTGGAGAATCCGCGGAGACTGCCCTTTTCGCTCTCCGTAACCCATCTGAATCATCGTCGCTGATACCAGTTGCGACTTACCGCCACCACCAGCGGTTACGGTAGCGCTCGGCTCGTCAGCGCGGTGACCGACGCTGTTACCGAACTGCCTTGCTATCACGGGGGCAATTACGCAGGAATGATTGGTGTTGCAGAGCGTATGCATTGGACTTTCGACGCTGCGCGGTTTGGCTGAATACTTTGGCCCACCAGCGCCAGCTATAAACGGCGAAATAGCAGCTTCAACCAAACCTAGGGCGTGACCGTTCCCGCCAGGGCGTTTTGATGTGCCGGCTGTCACTGTTGGTACCGGTTCGGTTACCTCCTGCCCGGTTGCTCCGGTTCGGAATTTCGTCAGGCTCGGAACGGCCAGCGCAAAGCCGTGCTTCTTGGTAATGGTCTGGGTTGGCTCATTCAGCGACTGGCCCCGGAAACAGTCGTAATTCGTTTTGGTACTGGTGTGATTGCACTTCACGATAAACGGCGCTGCGCTGTTCACCACAAAACGCTCGATGCCTCTCGCGATACGGCGCATCGTATTGTCTGCCAGCGGCTTTTTGCGGTCGAAAATTGACGGACACGGAATCGACCAGTCGATACACTCCGCCGCCGTTCTCCAGGGTTTAAGCTCACCTGATTTAACCGCGGCTGTTTTCGGATCCCCGTGGGTTTGCTCCGGCCAGACAACAGACTTCCCGTCACAACGCATCACCATGAAAAATCTTTTTCTTATCGTCGGCGCGCCGTAATCGCATGCGCGCAGTTCACGATGTTCGACCGCATAACCCAGCCCGGCAACCAGCTTTTTCGCCTGCTTGCTGCCCGGCTCAATGTCCAGAAACTCGCAACACTCGGCCAGCGCCGGATGATCGGCGCTGATGCCATCGGAGAGCATGCAGACAAACGCGTTAAACGTCTCGCCTATGCGCTCCGGGTCTGGCCGCATTTCCGCCGCCAGCAGCGGTCCCCAGGTGCGGAACTCCTCAACGTTTTCCAGCATCATCACGCGGGGGCGCACCGTCAGCGCCCATCGAACCACAATCCAGGCTAAGCCCCGAATGGCTTTTTCCACCGGGGTACCACCTTTCGCTTTGGAAAAATGGCGGCAATCCGGGCTAAACCATGCCAGCCCCACTGGCATACCTGCAGTAACAACCGGCGGATTCACATCAAAAACACTCTCGCAATAGTGCAGTGTGCCAGGGTGATTGGTGGTATGCATCGCAACCGCGTTTTCGTCGTGGTTGATCGCAATATCAACACTACGGCCAATTGCCATTTCAATGCCGGTAGACGCCCCGCCGCCGCCAGCAAAATTATCAACGATGATTTCTCTCACGCGTATTTCTCCATGGCTGTAGCCAACGAACGGGCTGCAATAACGATTTCAGGCACTGGCACTTTTTCCAGCCACATGCGGTTTATGTGATGTTTGAGGCGGCGCTGGTGGTGCGCCGGGAGATCCCCGGCGCGTTCAACTTGTGTGTAAACCAGCGCAACTTCGGCAGGCCAGACAGTTTCTGGAACATCCACCAGCAGCAGGGATTCCAGTTCGCAGATGCGACTGCAGGCGTACTCGATCAATGCGTCGCTCACTCAGTGCCTCCCTTCACAAAAATGACCCAGTGAGTTTTGTCTGCTTTACCGGTTCGCTGCCAAACGGCGGGGTGCACATCTGTCAACGCCAGTACCTGGCTTACCGGGATTTGGGTTTCGTTCCATTTGAAGATAAGCACGCCGTGTGGCCGCAATACGCGAAATGCCTCGGCGAAGCCGGCACGCAAATCATCCCGCCAGGTCTCCTTATTCAGGCGCCCATATTTTTTACCCATCCAGCCCCCCCCTACGCGCTCAAGGTGTGGAGGATCGAACACCACAACAGGAAAAGTTGCATCGGCAAAAGGCAGCGCGCGGAAATCGGCTATCACGTCAGGATTGATAACCAGCCTGCGACCATCACACAGGGTGTGCTGTTCAGCCCGGATATCAGCGAATACTGCCCGCGCATCTTGCTTATCAAACCAGAACATACGTGAGCCACAGTACATGTCCAGAATGGTTGGCTCAGTCATTCCAGGCCTCCAGTTCGTTCTCTATTTGTTCGTCGATTTCGTCCGTTGTGGCCTCCTCGTCGAGGAAATCAAAAGCCTCTTTGAGATACTGTTCTTGGCGTTTGTCGTTGTACCAAGTTGAAAATTCTGGACACCATCCCTTGTCATCACCGTTTTCAGTGAAGAAATCATGCATTGCGTTATTGTAGGCCAGCTCATCAACCATGCAGTCAGCCGTTATGATTGCTGTTTCACGGAAGAAACGCCGCTGGTCACGCTTACGCCACACTTCACTCCATTTCGAATCGCACCAGGACTTGGTGCGAACCTCCCAGCGGCGAATGCACCGGGCTTTTAGTGATTTACTCATTTCCGCGCACTCCCGAAAATTTTGTGAACCTGATAGCCCTGCCATTTTTCGCGGCAAATCTGCGCTACAGTTTGCCGCGCTGATGGACAGGCAGCGGGTGCCACTCGCGAACGCCACCGATGTGTAAGCCGGTATTCAGGGTGGTGAGGTTTACCAACGTTTTTCACGATGCCCGCCAGCGTCAGACGTTTCAGGCGGTCGTAGGCCTCTTTGATGTCGCAGCCCAGCAGACTGCGAACCTGCCGGGTTGAAATGGATTTTTCCCGTACCAGAAATTCAACGATGGCGCGTTGCTCAGGTTTCAGCATGCTTCTGCCCTCCGCGCACGGGCATTGCGAATACAGCGATTACGCAATCGGGAAATGTCCTGAATCTCCTGACTGCTTTTTGCCAGTCGCATAATCTCGCTGTATTTCGTAGCAGCGCGCAGCCAGTGCCCCCGCGATTCAATCAGAGCAGCCTCTTCAAGCGCCACCCGTAGAACTTCCGGATCGGCTTTCTGACCAAGTTCCGGTAACTCGATATCGGGGATATCGCTGCCGGGCACAACGGTATATTCCCAGTGGGTGCCGTTGTGGCTGCGGGTCATGACACCGCGCTGAACTAACGCAGCCAGTTGCTGCCCCGTCGAACCGGAGTCAGAATTAAACGCGTCGCACACTTCCGGGGTGGTAATGCCCGGGTGATGGCTGACATACACAACCAGTCGATCAGCCTGGGTAATTCGTTTTTGTTTGGTCATTGGTCAATACTCGTTTTGGTTATTTAACAATCCGCAAATGGGTTACATTTTTGCGGTAACTCCCCCAGGTAAAATTCACCCAGATGCCGTTATCCATGGTCAGACGGTCCATAGCCCGTCCACCCAGGATTTTTGATAACTCGTCAAAATTCAGGTTGGTCAGTACCCCCACAGGTTTCATTGCCGCCAGGCGGCGATCGATAATTTGATTCAGCAATACCCATTCATTTCGGGTGTCGCGCTGCACGCCGACCTCATCCAGCACCAACAGGTCAACCCTGCACAGGTCATCGAGCAATACTGATTCGGACTGCCCTTCGTCATAGCATTTGCGGGCTCGCAGCATCAGGTCAGGAACAGTCACAACCAGCACTGTGTGGTTATGCTGCAGCAGGTAGTTACCGATGGCGGCAGCCAGATGATTTTTCCCGGTACCGCAGCCACCACTGAAAACGAAGCTGGCAAAACCGCTGCCGAAGTTATGGGCATAACTTTTTGCCAGTGTCAGCGCGTGTTTTTGTCCATCGTTACTCACCTGGTAATTTGCGAAGGTACAATTCCGGTGCAAATCGCAGATACCAGACCGGCCAAAAATTTTCTCAGAACGAGCGCGCTGGTTTTCTTTTTCCAGTTCCGCAGCTCGTTTACGTCCCTCCTCCTGTTGCCAGGCCATTAACTCGGCAGCGCTGGTAAATTTCGGCTGAACACCTGCCGGGATCAGTCGCTGCAGACGACCAAGAATGTCACTCGTCGATTTCATGGTTACCCCCTGAATCCCGGCGGGATCGCCGTGTCGGGTGTCGAAACGCCAAAGGCAGGCTGACGACGCGAAACTTGCGCCGGGGCTGCAGTTTTGGCACGTGATGTTTTCAGGCTGGATGCGAAAGTCTGTTCCCACTGAATGTGGTGCTTAACCTTCCCTTCGCATTTCCAGTAGTCGCGGAATTGCTGCAATTCAACGTCGGTGTAACCCGGCTCTTCACCGAGATTAATACCCCAGAGCGCCGCCTGGCCGACAAAATCAACGCCTGGCGCCCAGTCCTCGGTGATCGGGAATTTACCTATGGGTGGGAAAAAATTGTCTTGCGCGCGTATATCTCTCTCTGGGTTTTCTTTTAGATCTGTATCTTTATCTGGATCTGTATTTGTAGTTCCCGTAGCTACTACAGTAGCTTGGCTACCGTAGCTGTCGTAGTTGCTAACGTAGTCGGCTACGAACTGAGAAATAGCTTCTACAGTAGTGATTTCTCCAGATTTGACGCCCACAATTAACAATTCAATGCATTTATTTTTAACAAACCAGTCACCTTCCGATTTGAACTCGGAAAGCACCGTAGCTACGGAAATTTTCGGCTTGGCTACGACGCGAATCGTAGCTACTACGGTTAGTGAGCTACCGTAGCTACTACGTAGCTCACTAAGTCGTGACCATGGATTTTTTGAATACCCGATTTTCACAACATCCAGATCAGGGCCAGTGATGAAGTACAGATGCCCCTTGTAGAAGGTTCCCCCCTCAATAGCCGGTCTACTTTTTGAAGATGACGTGACCGTTTCGATGTCACGCTCAATACGCAAATGAACCCAGCTTTCTCCGTCGTCTTCAAAGAACTCTTTCAGGGCAGTTTGAAGCTCAGCCCAGCGCGAATCTGAAACGCGAGCGATCTTAGCGAGACGGTTTTTTGGTATAGCCCTCCCCGTTTGCCAGTAATTGAACATGAGAAGCAAATACGCTCCATGCTCCTCCGTGGACAGATGCATGGTGTCCGCCAGGTAATCAGCAATGTAAAGTTGCATGTAAGGCAGCGCGGCCATGGTTACTCCTGATGCCCGGTTGCCCGGACGTTATGGTCATTGGTCAAAGCTCGTTTAAAAACACTGCGGCGCCAGAGTGCTGAGCAGCGCCAGCGCTGGCTCTGATACCTCTTTCGGTAGCATCGCGTATAGCGACGTGGCCGCTTCCCAAATTTCCTTTTCCAGGCGCTGCAGTGGTGCACCCAACAGCTTTGCCTGGTGTGCTTCTGCGCATTCCTTGATGGCGCTCGCCACCAACTCTGCTTCGGTCTTGCCGGAACGGAGGCCGTAGGCGCGTGCTATCTCGATTGGCATCACGGATGAAATCGCCGGGGCCAGTTGCATGACATATCGGTTGTATTTTTCGGATCCGTTTTCGTTGCGCAGGTAGCGGAATAAGTTCAGCTTGTTGACTGTGATCCCCTTGCCGCCAGTGCGTTTCCATTCCTCCGCCACCAGCCGCGCTATCTGTTCCTGAGCCTGACCCGGCAACGTTTTTTCCCATTCGCTGACGGCGGTATTGATCGCCATCCTTTTCATGTTGTCGCGGCGGCGAGGTTCAATCTGATTTTTCGATTTCAATGCCAAAGGCGGACATTGATTAAGATGATCAAAGCTGATTGTGTACATGTGCAGTCTCCTGCTGCGGCAACCCATCAGTGGGGTTTGGGTAAAGATCGGGACGTAACTCATGCGGCGTTACTTGCCAGTCCAGAACGCGGCAAGCATTCAGGACTTCTGTACTGGCTACCTGAGTACGAAACCAGACAGATACTGTCTGAGAGTTTTTACCCAAACGCCGGGCAAGCTCCGACTGACTTCCGCATAAAGAGATTATTTTTTGTTGTGTGGCTTCGTTCATGGTTCCTCCTAATTTCCGCACCACATGATTGATAATTAACTTATCAGTGTCAAGAAATTTAACTAGCCACAACTACAAAGAAACTTTGTATTCTTGGTTACTGGTTTGATTTGGATATGAATATGAACTTTGAAGAACGGCTGATAAGGGCCATTGAAGAGGCTGAAATATCTCAATCTGAATTGGGTCGGCGTATTGACGTTAACTCCCAAACGGTAAGTCATTGGTGTAACGCCGGGAGTTTTCCAAGGAAAGAAAAGCTGGCTCTCTTACCTCAAGCGCTTGGGAAGCCTCTGTATTGGTTCTTCATGACTGATGAAGAAGAGGAACATTTAAATTCAGTCACCGCCAGCAAGACAGTTCTTAATTCAAAGCAAGCGGCTCTGTTAGAGGTTTTTGATCAGCTCCCCGAATCGGAACAGGATCGTTTCATATCATTGGCAAAGACTCGATTAGAGGAACTTGATGCATTTATGGCTGAGTTCTTACGCAAAAGAAAAATCGACCCGCCGTAATCCCACTTTAACTACATGAAAGCCGCATAATAGCGGCTTTTTTTATGCCCTCCCCCCAGTAATTCTGACATTACAAAATACGCACTGGTATATTTATTATCAGATTTGCGTTGACTATTGTTATGTTTATTTGTAGCCTGATTTTACAGAATCAGACATCCAGGCAGGACGCCCACGAAGTAGCTGCCGGCGGCATACGAAACACCGGATGAGATGGCTAAGAGTGTGCTTTGCGGTGAGTCAGTATCAGTTCTCACCCTGAATTTCGAGTTATAGGGGATGAGCGCGATGACCAACGCGTTACTGACCCACCAGCAAAGCACACGCAATCAATGCGCAGCAGGCTTTACCCGTTCCGCTCGCCAGCGACACAGGCACACACTCGACATGAACCTCATCCAAGGGGAGAAAGAACAATGAAGGATTTCGCACGCGTTTCTGTTGGCATTCAGGCCGTGAAGTTGAATTGGGCTGTGGCTCGCGTTCGCCAGTTCTGCTATTTCCTGGCGCAGAAAGGCAACCCGGAGATTAAGGCGTGAGCACGTTTTTTTATTTAGTCATCACCGTTTGTGCGCTAACTGGCGAGTGTTCTGATACCCCGCTGGGTGTGTATCAAACCGAAGATGACTGTAATGCCGCCGCAACGGAGCAAAGTGTAAAAGGCGAGTGCTTCCCGGTGAGCATTCCGGCTGCCGACCAACAGCCTGCAGTTCATTTTTAAACGAGTTTTCACCAACCAATAACCAACGGCTGTAGCCAGCCTGATGCTCAGTGCACGGGGCATCGTGATGGCAATACCGCCATCATAACCAAACAGGAGGCGATGACCTGTTCTGGTTAAATTGGATAAATCTTCTTTGCCCGCCTCGCGGCGGGCCTTTTTAGGAGGAGATATGTCAGCAAACGAATTAGCGCTGCGTTTCAGCACCGCACCCGCTGAGCAGCTCATCGGCAGACTACCGGTGCTGGAAGTGAAGGAAGCTCTTTGGCAGGAAGTTGAGGATGAAGTGCTCACTGAGGTTTATCAGGAACATGAGTTTGAAATGGAAGCGGTATCGGAACAGACAGATGCAGCGAACCGCCTGGCCAGCAAATTCGAACTCGTCGCCGAAACCTTCGGCACCGCCATCAGGCTGGCATTGACGCTACCACCAGCAGAAGCGAAGCAAATTTTGCAAGATGCTATCGACGATAACCCCGGTTACGGCCGGGAGCCGGATAAGGGATAAGTTATGGAATTTGGAATGAAACGTATCATTGCCTCAGTGCGCGTCGTCGCTGTAATGAAAAAGCTTTATACCGGCGCACCTGTCACTGTTGCGACCATCAGCAGCGAACTCAAGCTTTCCCCGTCTTACGTTGAACAGATCGTATCAAAGCTGGGAAAGGCCAAAATCGTGCGCGGTCAAAAAGGACCGGGAGGCGGTTACCACCTCTGCAAACCTGAGTCCGAAACCAGCGTCGCCGAAGTGATCCGCGCTGTAACCATAATTCCGCACAGCAGCATTTTCGACCCGGTACTGGTTGCGCTCGACAGTGTTCTCGTCTCGCAACTGTCCGACGCAAAGATCAGTACCCCATAAAGCACAAAACCCGCGCAAGGCGGGTTAAGTACCCGGTCAGCCGACCAAAGCTTTCCGGAACGAGTTTTGACCAATAACCAACCGCAGGCGGCTAATCATTAGCTGCCGGGTATCTTACAACCATCAGGAGCCCGAAGGCAATGAAACCATATGCACGTCTTGTTCAAAACAAAGCTAAAGCCTCAGAAGCAAAAAGCATCTTTTTCTGGGAATCAGCTAAAACAGCGGAACGCGTAGATCGCGATTTAGCAAACGCACTCGAAGATGCAGAAATAGAAGTTGGCCGTGGCAAAGACTACTTAAAACCAGTTGCTACGAATTTTCCGGTGTTTGATGACTTGCCACCAGAGGGCACACTCGATTTCACCTGGTGCGATCGCTACGAACTGGGCGAGGATGGGCTCACCTGGCAGAAAATTATCAAACCGGATCCATCAGCACCGACCGAAAAAGAAACACTCCCGGTTACATCCGATGAAGCGAATATCTCCCTGGAAAATCGTGGGCTGGCTGTTCGCATTGCCATTCACCTGCTGAACGATAAATACCAGGCCCATATCACGAAGGCGCAGCAGATTACCGCCACCGAGCTGTCACTGGATGAAGGCAACTCCTACATGCAGAACCTGATGCAGGCCATCAGTGACGTTGCTGAATTTTCCGACCTGTCCTTACACGTCGAGTGGAAACTGGTGCAGGCAGTTAAAGCTGTATTCCCTCAGGATGGCGAGCACGCCCCGACGCTGCTGGTCGAATTTGTGACGAACTGGATCTCTGCTGAACCGGATTCCCGCAATCAGTTGCTGGAAGACTGGCAAAGCGGCAAATTACCGGACAAAGAACCGGCAACCCGGAATGAGGATGTTACCGATACGATGGAGCATCCGGCGGCACAACTGGGATTCCGCCAGCAGTTCCTTGCTGCGTACATTTGCGATGAGTTTGCCCATCACGTCACCGCTGACCAGCGGATCATGATCTCCGATCTCATGCTTGACGTTGATAACCATTATGTTCAAAACCTGATGCTGGCCGCCGAGAATGTGGCTGAGGCAAAAAAATATTCCTGGCAAGAGATCTGGAAGCTCACTGACGCTGTAAAAAAAGTATTTGCCCCTTCGGCACGTCATGAACTCGGCGTGGTTTTGCGGTTCATGCAGGCATGGGCAGCAACTCATCATATTGACCGCGGCTTACTGGTTAAAGAGTGGCTGGCAGGCAAACGCGTAGCCGCTATTCAGCGAACAGATTCAGGCACGACTGCTGGCGGTGGAATTACAACAGACCGCAATCCAGACTACATCCACACGCTGGATACGCTGGATGTTGAGATAGCCCTGGCGACGCTACCGATGGATTTCGACATTTACAATTTCCCGGCATCTATCCACCGTCGCTCAAAAGAAATCGTCAGCAACAAAGAAAGCCCATTTAAAGAGTGGTCTGCGGCTTTGCGCAAGACACCGGGTATTCTTGATTTCTCACGTGCTGCAATCTTCGCACTCATCCGCGGCGCCGCCGAAGACGTCCATCGCTTCCCGGCGCTTCTAAATCGATACATCAACAAAAGTCTGGCTGAAAGCAACCACGATGCACCAACCGCTGAAACCCTGGCCGCCGCCCGGCAGGTTAACAGCGCCTCCGTCGTCGCTGCGGTGATTCAGGGCACCGAACCGGTTGAGAGCCTCGATAATCTGGAAACAGGATTTGCTGTTGTAGGGAAACTGGCAGCAGCTAGCAAACCTGAGGCGACGACCGCAACAAAATCGGACGTTGCTAATCTCGGCGCGGGCATTTTCTCCATTGATAACCTGATGGGCCACCAATCCGCCACCAGCACAACCACACTACAGGACGAGGCTGCCGACGATGTGCAGATGGAAGAAACTGGCCGTGATGAAACCCAGACTGATTCTGCGGTACAAATTAACGATGGCGAATCATACACCCTGATGACGCATGTGATGGTTGACCTGGAAACGATGGGCAACAATCCGGAAGCACCGATTATCGCCATCGGCGCGGTGTTTTTCGATCCGGGAACAGGCAAAACGGGTGAGGAGTTCTATCAGATTGTCAGCCTCGAGTCCGCAATGGAGTTCGGTGCGAAACCTGACGCCGCCACAATAATCTGGTGGATGAAACAGTCAGCAGAGGCGCGCGCAGCGATAACCGGCGGCGATGCTATTTCGCTGATGGACGCCATCGATAACCTCGACGAATTTATTCACACGAATTCAGCCAACGGCATCAAGTATGTGCAGCTCTGGGGCAATGGCAGTTCATTCTACAATGTGATTTTGCGCCGCGCATATGAACAGGTTGGCGCGGAATTGTCCGTGCCGTTCTGGAATGATCGTGACGTGCGCACCATTGTTGAGTTGGGCAAAGTTGTCGGTATCAACCCGCGCTATCAGATCCCTTTTGAAGGCGACATGCATAACGCACTGGCCGACGCCCGGCACCAGGTCAAATACGTTTCAGCTATCTGGCAAAAACTGACCCAGAACTGATTTTCAAAAATCACCTTTTACCTGGCTGGGGGATTACTCTTCTGGCCGGGGCTAAGGAGACGTTATGTCAAAACTTATGCCTCTCGAAGAATGGGCCAAAGAGACGTATGTAAAACCCCCAACGCTGAACACATTAAGGCGGTGGGCTCGAATGGGGAACATCTACCCTGCTCCGGAAAAACACGGGACGAGTTACCAGGTCTGCCCCAACGCCATCTATATACGCCCAAACAAATTATGTTCAGTCGCCCCGGTTAACGGAATGGATACAAGACACCCCAGAAAAGGGTCATTACTGGAGAAGTTGCAACATGACAAAAAGGCGGGAAAATTATGATCAGAATCTCCCCAGAAACCTGACATACCGCCAGTCACGCAAAACGTACGCCTGGCGCAACCCGCTCACCGGCAAGGAGATCTCTCTCGGTAAGATTTCCAAACGTGAAGCGGTTGCCCAAGCTATCGAGGCTAATCACTATCTTGAGCAAAATTACACCCCGGTCACGCTGCTCGAGCAGTTGAAAGGCGAGCATGAATACACTGTTGCTGAATGGCTAAAAGAGTACTGGGAAATTTTGGGAAAAAGAGAGCTTTCGGCGATCACGCTCAAATCCCGTAAAGGACATCTTGAGGTGATCCGCCAATCGCTGGGGGAAATGATCCTCGCAAAAGTTTCTACTCTGCATATTGCAGACTTTCTTAAGCGCTGGACAGATGAGGACAAAATGACGATGGCTACCACTTACCGTTCGGTCCTGTCAGATGTGTTCCGTGAGGCCATCGTGAATGGCCGGGTGGTAGCCAATCCGGTTGAGCCCACAAGAACGCCAACAATCAAAGTTAAGCGGGAACGCCTGGAACTAGAAACCTTTATCTCAATAAGGCATGAAGCGGAAGTTCTTCCCGTCTGGTTTCGCAACGGAATGGACCTTGCACTGGTCACCGGCCAGCGCCGTGAAGACATAGTGGAAATGCGTTTTTCAGAGATCAGAGATAATCGGCTTCACGTAGTCCACATAAAAACGGGAATGATGATCGCCATCTCCCTGGATCTGGAATTGCGTTGTGCCGGTCTGGTCCTGGGGGATGTCATTGAGCGCTGCCGGAAAGGTAATTCTACGGATTTTTTGATTTCTGCTGGTGTCAGAAAAAACAGCCTGGCCGGGTCGATTCACCCGGACGGGTTAACCAAATATTTCGTGAAGGCAAGAAAGCTTTCTCAGATCGCTTTCAGCGACTCCCCTCCCACTTTTCATGAAATCAGGAGCCTGGCCGGACGCCTGCATGAGGCTGAGTATTCAGATATTCACGGTAAGAAAGAAGGCAAAGCATTCGCACAACGGCTGCTGGGGCATTCCTCAGAAGCGACTACGAAAAAGTATTTAGATCCGCGCAAAAAGGAATTTATTCTGGTATAAGGGTTAGGTCGCCGAATATGGGAATTCGGACGATTTTCGGACATTTTCGGACGGAGCCACATAAGTGCTTGTCTGGAAAGGGTTCCAAAAAAAGACCGAATACGATTCCTGTATTCGGTCCAGGGAAATGGCTCTTGGGAGAGAGCCGTGCGCTAAAAGTTGGCATTAATGCAGGCTAAGTCGCCATGCACTTTAAGAATAGATGACGACGCCAGGTTTTCCAGTTTGCGGCAAATCCGGTCTGAAAAATTCGGTTATCGTCACGCTTAAAAATGTTAAAACCGCAAGTTCTGAGGAATCAGGCTTGCGGTTTTTTATGGAAAATCAGCCAGATACTTTCGTTTATTAACAGAGCTTTTCCGCTCGGGCAATAAAGGGCTCAAGACTCATCTTTTCACCGGGTCTGGCCGGGTCGTCAATTTGGATAACGCTGACAGGCTGCGCAGTTGTTTTACCGCTTGCCACCTGCTTTTGCGCCTCTTCATTCAGTGGGTATTGCACCAGTGTGCTGGGATTGATGGCATAAAGCGCATGGTCAGGTCGGCAGGTGAGCATCACCTCTTCGCGATTAAATGCCCATTTGTCCTTACCCACTTCAAAGCGGCTTACGGTAATCACCGACGGCGCGGCAAAGGCGCCAGCGGAACATGCCAGTAAAAGCATCGTCAGAATGGTTTTTTTCATCAT